GCTCCCGTACCCTCCCCCGTACCCGCCCCCGTACCCGCCCCCGTACCCGCCCCCGTACCCGCTCCACCGCCTCCGGCACCATACAGCGCGCCCGACTCTTCGTCTCCGGCTCCCGTACCGACTTCGTTTCCAGAACTGAAAGGTGCTGTCACAACACTGTCTCTAAGTGGCGAGTCGTTCAATACTGCCATGGGTCTCGCCGTGGATGACACCGGGAACTTGTATTTTGCTGACGATAACTTCAGTATCATATTCAAGGTGACTCCCGATGGCATGGTTACAAGACTCGCCGGAAGTGGGGCGCCCGCATGGGCCGATGGCACAGGGGCGAACGCGTCGTTCTATTATCCTATGGGTGTTGCTGTAGATTCTCAAGGAAACGTGTATGTTGCCGACTATATGAATCACCGTATCCGCAAAGTGAGTCCTTTTGGTGTGGTCACAACACTGGCCGGAAGTGGGGCGCCCGCATGGGCCGATGGCACGGGCACGAACGCGTCGTTTAATAACCCGTTTGGTGTTGCTCTAGATTCTCAAGGAAACTTGTATGTTGCTGATCAGGGTAATAATCGCATACGCATGGTGACTCCTGATGGCGTGGTCACGACACTGGCTGGAAGTGGATACATTGATTACACCGACGACAGTAACGCTGTCAATAATGGTACCGCCAAGTCCAATTACTTTGATGGAAAGGGCGCGAACGCGTCTTTCGCTAATCCAACTGGAGTTGCTGTAGATGCTCAAGGAAACGTCTATGTTGCTGACAACATCAACAACGTCATACGCAAGGTGACTTCTGGTGGCGTGGTCACAACACTGGCCGGAAGTGGATACTTTGGTCATGATAATGGCGTAGGAAAGAACGCATCGTTCGGTAATCCAGTTGGTGTTGCTGTGGACACCCATGGGAACGTGTACGTGACAGATAGCAACAACGGACTCATACGCAAGGTGACCCAGAATGGTATCGTCACAACACTGGCCGGGAGCATTCGAGGAGACTCATGTGACCCTCTTGATGGCACGGGAACCAGCGCGACATTTTGCACCCCATATGGAATTACTATTGACTCCACCGGGAACTTGTATGTTGCTGACGGTCAAAGCATACGCAAAATCACTTGATAAAAAATAAATATATTAAATACTAAGATGGTCTTCACTCTTCAGGACCCAGTATCGGGTCTGTTTTGGACGTCCGGACTCTTCGGCCGCGTTCAACTGGGGTCCGCCCCGAACACATACGTTCTCGAGGGCTCTTTTATAAAGAACGCTGCGACGGGCAACTACGTGAACCACCGGTGCGATCTGCTCCACGAGGGTGGCGAGCCAGAGGAGTTTGAGTTCCGCGCGGACGGAACCATCGAGTCCCAGGGCAAGTCGGTCATCGCATCGCAGTTTGTACACATTCGCGACGGAGAGCCCACGAAATGGATCAAGGTGGAGGAGTCCCGTGCGAGTGCCCTTATGGAAGAGGCCCTGAACGCCGCGGATGAAAGCGACTAAAAAAATATCAGTAAAAAATAGAATGGGAGTTTCACCCGGAATATGGGGTCCTAACCTTTGGGGAACTCTTCACCTTGTTTGCCTCGCCGGATCCATAACTTCTGAATTTGTTCAGGAATTTGCAAAAGTTATCCCGTGTCCGATGTGCGCTGCACACTTTACAGAAATGATTAAAGAAAACCCTCTTCCAGACTCTGACGATCCATCCGTTCTGTTCGAGTGGTCAGTCCAAGTTCACAATATTGTGAACGAACGCATCGGGAAACCAATATTTACAGTTGAGGATGCTGCCAAGCGGTGGTTGACGCGCTCCGTACCAGAACAACCTCGGGAACTTTCAGAGATTCTCAGACCGTCTTCTCAATTTGATTTTAAAATTGGAATTATTATGGCCCTCGTTCTTGCCCTAATTTTTATGTACTTCAGTAAGTAAGTATGGCTGGAGGTCTCTTCTCTGGACACCCGTTCGCACTTAACATAAAGTGCATCATCTTTACAGCGATTCTTGCAGGGGGATACTGGTACTTGCCCCCCAAGAATCTCTGGATACTCGCCTTCCTCATCTGGTTCCCATACATTGCTCTTGCTTGGTACGACTATTCGTACGATTGTAAAGATAAGCTCGGGCCGACTCTCGTGCCTTTCGGGCGGTACATTTGGCTTCCGTTCAAACCTCCAGGGTACAAAGAGAAGTTTGACCAACTCGCTCCGGAACAAATTCAAGACATGAACACGCTCGATCATCTGGTCCTTTGGTCAGCAATCGCTGCCGGCGCTGCTTATTTTCTTGTTAAAAAATAGATGGCGTCAACTGAAGAAATGAGCACCGTCAAGAACGTTGGACTTGGGGTGGGTATGACGTCATCGGCATGCGCCCTTCTGGTGTTTGGAATTTCATTTGGAAATTGGCTCAAGAAGAACGCACCTCAGGGTATGACCAAGACACAAGAGCGAGCGGCACAGGGTTTTGAATACCTGGCCATCTTTGGGAAAGGTGGCATCATCGCGGCTCTCATTACGTTGGCGCTCATAAATGCAAACGGAGACTATGTAGCCAAAAACCCCAAGAAGTTCATGCAGGACGCGTTGGCAACAGGAGGGTTCGGTGCCATATCGGCTGTGTTTCTGACGCTGACCCGTGGCCGACCAGACCTGTGGATCAATCACCTCATTTTTGCATTGATGCTGTTCTTCTTGTACCACGTGTGCCGAGAGTTTGCGGGCTACTTCACCATATTTGGCAACGAGAAAAAGACATCTCAAATTGATAAACAGGAACAGAAACTCACAAAACCGTTACTCATTGTGGGTGGCGTCATGGCACTTTTGGCCATCATTTTGGCATTTGTGACGCGAGCGTCTCCCGATTATACACGAGGAATCCTCAAGAGTTTTACACCTTCACGGGCGCTCATCATCGAGACTATTATTTTTGTAACAATAATTACATCTGGTGAAATCATCGTCGCGCGGAACCACGGGGACCCTCTTGGGCCCGCTATAGGGTCAAGTGTAATTCTGTTTACTTTCGCACACCTGATTCTCCAGTCTGGCGGATTTTACGAGCACCTGTACTCACACACCTAAAGACAGCGGACGTGGAATACACAATGCAATATGAACGTCTCACACACGTTGAACATGTGTTGCGCCGCCCCGACACCTACGTCGGGTCCCTGGCACCCGAGTCCTCTACGTACTGGACACGCGGGCCTGGACGTTTTGAACCTTCTGTACTTTCTGTATCACCTGCACTTGTGAAGATTTTTGACGAGGTGCTTGTGAATGCAATTGATCAGTACTCTTTGCACCCCAAGAAGGTGACGCAGATTCGCGTCGACGTTACAAATGGTGAACTCATTTGTATCGAAAATTCAGGAGTTGCCATTCCAATCAAGAAACATGACGTGGAGCGGGACGCGAGTGGAACCCCTCTATGGATCCCTGAACTCATTTTCGGCCACCTTCTGACCAGTTCCAACTATAACGATGACGAGCAACGCGTGACGGGTGGTCGGAACGGGTACGGTGCCAAGCTGGCCAATGTATTTTCATCTAAATTTTGGATCGTAATTAGTGATGGCAAAAAGATTTATAGGCAAATTTGGTACTCAAACATGGGTCGGTGCGATCCACCCGTCATCGAAAACGCGTGCGACGGTGTCTATGTCCGCATCGGGTTCACACCTGATTGGAAACGGTTCGGCGGGGCAGGGGATCTCGGCAAGGTTATCGAGGCTCGCACGTGGGACGCGGCCCTGTGGTGTCCAAAGGCCAAGGTCTATTTGAATTCAAAATTGCTCGAGGCGCCAAGTCTTGAGGAGTATGCCAAGATGTATGGTCTCGTGGCGTACGGGTCCACGACTCTGAAGACGGAAGGCCTGGTGATGGAGGTGGTCGTAGGACACTCGTCCTCTGGAGGGTTCCAGCAATGTTCGTGGGTCAATGGAATTGCAACATCCAAGGGTGGGTCGCACGTGAACAAGGTGACCAAGGCGCTCGTCGATGAGATTTCCAAGGACAAGAGAGTCGCGTCTCTGAAACCTTCGCAGGTCAGTGCGGCCCTCTTTGTGTTTGTCAAGGCGACCATCATCAACCCCACGTTCAGCAGTCAGACCAAGGCGGAGTGTACATCCAAGATTTCTAATTTGCCCAATTTTCCTCCAAAATTCATCAAAGATGTCTTGGCATCGGGTGTTCTCGACGACCTGGTCTCCAGGGGTCTTTCACTCGTGGACAAGGAACTCAAAAAGACGGACGGCGCCAAAAAGGCGCGAATCACGGGCATTCCAAAACTTGACGATGCCAACTGGGCCGGGACGCACAAGTCGGCCGAGTGCACCCTGATAATCACGGAAGGAGACTCGGCCAAGACTCTTGCGATTGCTGGTCTGAGTGTGGTGGGCCGGAACGCGTACGGCGTCTTCCCCTTGCGCGGGAAACCACGCAACGTACGGGACGCATCGGTCAAGCAAGTGACTGAGAACGAGGAGTTTAGCAATCTCAAGAAGATTTTGGGGCTTCAACACGGCAAGGTGTACACGTCCCTAAGGGACCTCCGGTACGGCCGACTCATGATTATGACGGACGCCGACCTGGACGGCAGCCACATCAAGGGTCTGGTCCTGAACATGTTCCACGTGTACTGGCCAAAGTTGATCGAGCTCGGATTCATCGTGAGCATGGTCACACCAGTCATCAAGGCGGGCAAGGTGTGGTTCTTCACGGAGGAGGCTTTCAGGGCTGCGCAGCAGACCGCCGGCGGCGCCAGCCAGTTCCCTTCGGGAACTGCCGTGAAATACTACAAGGGTCTGGGAACATCAACCAGTGCCGAGGCGAAGGAATATTTCAAACAAATTGAGAAGCTGACGGTGGCGTTCAATTCTGATCCAAAAATGAATGAGTCTATGAGCTTGGCATTCTCCAAGGCGCTGAGTGATGACCGGAAGGAATGGCTCACGAAACACATGGCGTCGCCTCCCCCGGGAATTCCGTACGGCCAGGTGGCGAAACTTGGCGTGACTGACTTTGTGCACCGAGACCTGGCCAACTTTAGCGCCGAGGACATCAAGCGAAGCATTCCACACGTCGCGGACGGTCTGAAGCCATCTCAACGCAAGGTCATCTACGCGTGTCTCAAGAAGAACCTGACACACGACATGAAGGTGGCACAACTTGCAGGGTACGTGGCTGAGCAGACGGCGTATCACCACGGCGAAGCCAGTCTCCAAGGGACGATTATCAATTTAGCCCAAAATTTCGTGGGTGCAAATAATCTAAACTTACTGGAACCTTCGGGTCAGTTTGGAACGCGTCTGGCCGGCGGGAAGGATGCGGCCAGTTCTCGTTACATCTTCACGCGGCTTGCACCACAGACGCGCAAGGTGTTCAACCCCTTGGACAATGCCGTACTGTCATACATGATGGATGACGGTCAACAGGTTGAACCCGAGTTTTACGCACCCATCGTTCCCATGATTCTTGTGAACGGCGCTGAAGGGATCGGGACGGGGTTCAGCTGTTCCGTACCGCCCTACGACTTGCAGGTGATCAAGCACAACATAGAGTGTGCGCTGAACCAGGTGGCGATGGCACCTATGGTCCCTCACTTCAAGGGCTTCAAGGGGAAGACGACCAAAACAAAGGATCACACGTGGGTCATGGAGGGCATCGTCCAAAAGGAGGGGAGCCAGCTCCACGTGACAGAGCTTCCACCAGGTAAGTGGATACAGGATTTCAAGGAGCACTTGGACGACCTCGTCGAAAAGGGGACGATCCAAAAGTACGAGAATCACTCCACGGAGACGACACCTGACTTTCGAATCTGGGGAGGTGACGCGCTCGAGGACCCGGTCCGAGAACTCGGCCTGACCAAGACGATTCATACGAGCAACATGTACCTGATCGGACCGAATGGCGCGGTGAAGAAATATGCAAGTCCCGAAGAGATCCTGGTTGACTATCTCGAGGTCCGGATGGGTGTGTACCGAAAACGCAAGTCGTGGCTTCTCAAGGAATTTGACTCTGAAATTGAATGGCTCAACGAAAAGGCCAGGTTCATATCTGGAGTTATTGACGGGTCACTCAAGGTTCTGAATGTTCCATTGGTGCAGGTCCAACTTCAGTTGACCAGGGCTAAATTTAAGGATGAAATTTGGGACAAATTGATGGATGTCAAAACGTACCAATACGTGGCTGAGGAAGTGACGAAGCTTCGCGATCTGTGTGCAAAGAAGCAGACAGAGCGTGCAGCGCTCAAGGGGACAACCATCGTTCAGATGTGGAAGAACGAGTTGGCTACTGTGTAATTTCACTCTTGTTCAGAACATTGACTATACCGTTTGAAATGGCCCAACGCAAAAAGTTTAGTTGGGCGCACGTCGTCGTCAAGCCTTGAAATTGAATTCGCTCGGTCCGGCAAAACGGATCAAATAGCTTTTTACTGTACCCGTCCAGACTCGATTTGTAAGCGACGTGTACCGTAAACATCTTTCCGTTAGGGGCGGTATAAGTCACGTGGTTCGCTTTGGCGTAGTTTGTGACGAACCACTCGAGTTTGCGTAGCGAAGGCCCTTTGCCATTCCCTATGATATTTTGAAGCTGTTCGCGATTCTCTGGAACTTCGAAGAATTTCGTAAGACTCGCCAACAGAAGGTTGGATTTTTTATCCATTAAGTTATTTAGTTTCAAAATCTCTAACTACATTTCCCACGGGGCCGGAACACGCTCGGCGGATTTAGCAGGCGGCGGAGGGACCTGATTTTGGTGAAACCCACAGTACCCGTTACACTTGGGCTTTTTCAGACACCTCTGTTTTGATTTGAGAACACCCTTACAGAATTTCGGCTCTAGACTTGCGGTATCTTTCATAAGGCGGTCGAGTGGAATGTCATAGGTCGTTGAGACCACCTGAAGAGCCTCGCGGATATGGATGCTGACTCGGCGAGACACCTCCTCCTCGATAAGTTCGAGGATCTGTTGTTCCATACTTATTGTACGCTTGGAGCTTTTAAGGGGCGTGAAAATCTGTTCAGGAAAGCTCGGCGGGCCTCAACTTCTGATGTGCTCGCCGTCTTGACCATGAATTTTTTGTCAAAAATGAGATCAGCACTCACAAGCGGTTCGAGCAAGTCTTGGACCGGCTTTTTGAACTGGTTCGTAAAGTAGTACTGGTAATCGAGCGGGACATTGTGCTCTTTGACCCATACTGGATCCTCCGCCTTTTCGTACATCTTGCCTTCACCCTTGGCGATGACAAAGGCGACGCGATCACCCTGTTGAGGCTCGGAACCTGGTGCGCGCTTGCGCATCTTGTCCCGGACCGTGACGTGTGGCTGTGGAACCTTGTAGTCGGACGCGAGTTGCTTACTCATCAAAAGCTTTTCGGTGGGCACTTCACCCGCCATGAGCTTCCGGCCAGCCTCACGCGCAAACGTGAGAACGGGCGCGGGGTCGCTCGACTCGAGGACCATGCCCAGGAGCGCCTTGAGCGTCTCACGCACGTATGGACAGCTGTCACGCCGAACCACCTGAAGACCCTTGATGTCAATCTTTTTGAAGATAATTTCATCACCCTTCTTTTCATACATTTTGGCGGCGTACCGCTTTTTGGAGTACAAAAAGTACGGACAATAAACCTTTTCGAGTTCGAGATCGTTCGGCGCCTTGAACAGTTTCGTACATTGCTCGGCGGCCAACTCACCCTGAGCCCATGAGTACTCGATCGCCTCGGTACCCTTTCGGCCCTGTACGTCAAACTCGACCATGACTGAGTCAGTATCTCCATACCTCACGCGAGCTCCCGGAAAGTTGGCCTCGACATAGTTCTTCGTCTCCTCAATCATCTGTCGCCCACGCATCGTCACAGTGGAGGCGATGGCCACGAGCGGAAGCATACCCTTGGAGGCACCCGTAAATCCATAGATTGAGTTCATACTGATTTTGTATGCGAGCTGTTGACCGTTGTAGATTGCCTCCATCGGCGTCCCTTCGTGTTGCGCCATGAGCTTCTTAGCCTTTTTGCGGTACATTTTGAGATCCGCCAGAATGACCGGAAGCAAAGAAGGAACAGGAACACGTTGTTCCGCCGCACAAGCTCCGCTTGTGCTCTGTGCAAACGTATGTTCCCCGTACTGCTCGTACTCGACGCCCGGCAAATTATCAAACTTGGGATCCATCACCAAGGTTGAATAGCACAAGTTGTGCGCACACATGATGGACGGGTACAGAGACGCGAAATCCAGTGCCGTGATTGGCCCGTAATACGCACCAGTCTGCGCCTCAAGGACGGTCGCGCCTTGGTATTCAGAGTCGGCAGGTGCAGCATCGCGCCGGAACGTCGGAATCACAAAGTTGAGTTCACGAGCCTTCTTCGCCATCTGTGAAAACACCTTGATTTGCTGTCCACGTTCACTCAGAAACGACAGAGGGACCCAACACGCCTTGGCCATCTCAATCTGGTTCTGGATCTGACACAACTTGGCCATGAGTGCGTGAGGCAGTTCCGTATCCTTGATACAGTACTCAGCAACCTCCCCGAGTCGGACAGGGTCTCCTTCGGCGTACCGACTGAAGATTTCCTTGACGGGCATATCATTCTTTTGGTCATTTAGAAAGTGTTTCGACACGTTGTTCAGACTGTAGCTCTCGAGTTTGTGTTCGCGCTTGACATCCTGAAACAAGTCAAACACGTATCGGCCTTTCATGGGCGTCATCTTCAAGAGATTGTTCCCGAGAGCCGAGCTCGAGAGATTTTTCTCGATGACCTTTTCAATTGGCGAGTTCTTGACGCGGCCCCAGTTCGTACTCGCACCACGCAAAACTGCACGAACATGCAGAAACTCGAGATCGAAACCGAAGATATTCCATCCCGTGATAATGTCCGGATCAATCTTGACGAGATACTTTTGAAAGGCGACCAAAAGGTCGCGCTCAGTCTCGAAGCATTCCACATCCGGTCCGCTCGTTTGTTTGAGACAGAGACACTTTCTGTCGATCCACCCATCGTCCTTCCCGAACGCTCGGGTCGTCATGCCAATCTGGAACAGGACGTCGTGTGGGTTTCGAGGGTTGGGGAAGGCGCCCGTCGAAGAATAACACTCGATATCGAACGACATGATTCTGAGCGGGGCGACATCGTCGCGAGCGACCGGTTGAATGAACCGCCAGTTGGGCGCCCACAGGTTCGCATCACACGTCGTCTCAAGGTCAGGCTCACAGAGACCTGGGTCGATCCAGCCAGTGGACGTACACCCAGAGACGTGCATGAATCGCAAGACGGGGTCGATGTTCGACTCGTAGACACGGCACCCTGAAAGTTCCGGCCATTTGTTGTTTTCGATCGCCCACGCGATACTGCGGAGGTGGCGCTGACTTTTGAACGTCACTTGAATAAACTCGGAAAGTTCGCCGTTCTGAAACCCCCAGAGATCCTTGGCACGTTTGACTTCAGCCTTGGAACACTTAGACTTGACAAATTCCAAAAGTTCTTTCGTCAATTTTCTAGGTTTAATGAAAAAATAGGGTTGGAACGGTGTTCCAAGAGAGACCGATGTACCATCCGCAGCTCGTCCAAAGATGCGAATGGTAAACTGGTCGTCGATGTCTTCGCCCTCCCAAGCGATAGCTTGGAAGTTCATTTGATTTTTATACGTTTTGAAGTTTTAAGCCCTATACACCCGTTACCTTGTAATAGCCGGTAGACCCAAAGCCCGCGTCCCCTCGACCTGTGGTACTTCCCTGGTCTGCCAGTGGCGTGGTCTCGCAGGGAACCTCCACAACGTCAGCGACGGTGAAATTCTCCAGAATAAGCTGGGCGATGCGGTATCCTGGGCGAATCACGAACGGCTGGCTCGTATCCAGGTTCTGAAGAACCACCTTGATCTCACCCGTATAATCAGGATCAATCACGCCCGCCAGGGTGTCGAGGCCGTGCTTCACGGCCAGTCCAGAGCGAGGTGCAATACGTCCATAAGTTCCCGGTGGGAGTTGAACTGTAATTCCAGTCGAGACGACAACGCGCCGACCTGGGAGTACGACATAGCTATCAGTGCTGAATAGGTCGTAGCCAGCTGCTTCGCTTGAGCCGCGGACAGGGAGCTGGGCATTTGAAACAAGCCGAGTGATATTGAGCGCCACCATGATATCATTTACTAGGTTCCAACCTTTAAATGTTATTAGAGAAATACCTTGCTATTTACTAAATGGCAAACAAGACACTTCTTCTCGACATTGACGGCGTGATAGTTCGCGACCGCCAGTTGATGGAGCACCTTCGGACCAACTGTGTCAATTACGTTCGGACAAAACTTCCAGAAGTGAAAAATCCTCGCGCGACAAACGACCTCTTGTACATGGGCTACGGTCACACGGCGCGTGGGCTATCAAAGGGGTTTGGTATCGATACGCGAGATTTCAACGGGGCCATTTACACGAAGCGCCTCTTGGCCCATCTGGCCGAAGTTCTCGAGACTGATGCTTTTCAGTGCGAGGCGGCTGAAATTCACAATCTGACGCACGATGGTTGGAACATTCATCTATTCACAAACGCCCCGTGGGTCTGGGCGTCCAAGGTGGCAATTGCCATCGGCGACAACGTGGCCATTCGGTGTCCGGGAAACCCTTGCGACTCACCTCTGAAACCCGAGGCGGAGGCGTACAGGTTCCAGACCGAGGGACCGACTGTTATGGTTGATGATTCCATCAAAAATCTGGTGACTGCACAGTGCTTGATGAACTGGCATTGTATCCACTTCAGTGAAGGCAAGAATACGTGGTGCCCACGGGTCGCGAATATTACTGATCTGTGCTCGGCTGTTCAGAATCTAAACCGTTAGTTTGGTATCGAAAAAATTCGTTCAGAGTTTCGCGCTCTTCATCGGCGATCCGCTTCCTTTCCTCGTGTATCTTCTTTGCTTTTCCGAAAGGCTTGGTCACGGGCACATGACGCACGCGCTTCATACGCTTCGGTGGGTACGGGGATGTCACCTCCGGCGTACATGCGACCAGCATCTTTGGTACTCTACGGAACCTACTTTTAAGCAATTTTTTCTCGTCTTAATTATAAATGGCGAATGTGCGCATGGCTCAAAGAGTAGCTCATTATATCAACCCGTCGTGGCCAAAACCCGTCAAGTTCTTTGGAGGTGGCGTGAACGGGCGCGTCTATGAAACGACTGATGGGCGTCTCATGAAGTTCATTTATGATAACGCACCCCAAGAGTACACGTCACTCCGTAAACTCCAGGGAACTTTCACGGTACCTCGATTCAAAAAGGGCGACGGGGCTGTCAAGAAACTCGATCAACCACAGGCAGTGGGTCTGAAAAAGATGATGTTTCCAAATGCCAATCTTTCAAACAAACTCACTGTGTTTGTCATGGGCCGCGCCGGGAACTCGAGTGCCATGACGCTCTATCAATATATCAAAAAGTACCCGGGGGCCAATACATCGAACATCCAGCGCAGGGTCGAGTACCTCATAAAAGAGATGGCGCTCCGTGGTGTGTCTCACGGCGACCTCCACGCAAACAACATTATCGTGAACGTGAGTCCGACGGGGCGCATTACGGGGATGTGGGCTATCGATTTCGGGCGGTCGCGTAAGATGGCACCCGGAAATACTGAGCGCGAGACGTTTGGTAAACTCAAATATAATCGGTTGGTAAGGACTGGTTCTATATTTCCTCCTTACATCGCTGGAAATGTGCCATTTAGGAACCGTTCCCGCGCGAATGTCCATATGATGAACGTTTCGTATGGAAAGCGTCTGTCGCCAGAATGGGAACGGAAAATTGCAAACATGCGCAAAGAGGTTCTAAATGAGATGAAGCAATACAAGTCTCCGAAACAGACCACGAGCCCACGCAAAACCAAATCCCTGAGTCTACCGAAGCGCACACCAAGTCCCGCGCGGCCAAAGAGCGCACCGGGACGGATAGCAACCCCTCAAAAGGGACTCAAGGTGCGCCTCTCGTTGAAGCGTAGGCGCTCAGTGGCGCCGTAAATTCTGATCAGGGTCAAACTTCGTCGCATACCAAGCCCGTGGAGCCTTTTTCTTCGTGACGAGGACGTACTTGTACGTACGGGCGATGGCCCACTGAGACGCGGTCGCTCCAACACGACTCCCACCCGTTTTCCACGCCTTGAGACCGCGGTTATACACGGTGTTGAGCGTCGACCGGCTAATTCCCGTACGACGCGCAATGGCATCTTTGTTAAACTTGAGGCCCGGGTACACTTTGTGAAACTGTTGGGTCCATTTGGATTTTTTACGCGTCCCACCCTTGTTGGAATTTTTCAATTTTAGTTTAGAATAGGGAAGTTTCCTCCGTGCTAAAAGTTCCTTTTCACGTGTCAGTTTCATAGCGTGACTGAGACCTGAAAAGTAGCGTTCGGGCCACGACCGACCACCGACGCGGATGTGTCGTGGACGACGTGGTGTCATTTATATTCTCCTTTTATAAAATATATGCGGACAAGGATACTTCGAATAGTCCCCGTGGTTGGGCTATTTGTCAGTCTTTATTCGGCATTTTTCGCCACGTTTGTTCTGTATCCATGGCACCAGGAACTTTCGGACGAGTTTGCCCGTCTCTCAGAACTGGTACTTAACGCAAGTTCCGCCCGAGGTGGTATATGAGGCGGGTATCTGGCCTGGAGGGCAAAGAGAAATGAACGCATTCCCGATGGTCTTTGGCGGTGAAAACCCCGAGTTCGTTTTGTTCAGATACACAATCAAGAGGATGAGCGCGATAAGGGCGAGAAAGACTTTCTTCATTTACTTATACCGAGGAAAAAGACTGCGCAGGTCTTGTGACGGGAACTCGAGTGTCCTGGCGGGCTCACCCGGCTGGGCGCACCCGGTGTTGCTGACGATGGGGACGTAAATGGTTGTTAGTGGGCGCGTGTACGTGTCAGACGGAATACCCACGAGCGACGAGTCAATGCCCTCTGGAAGGCAGTTGTAGCTCCACCCGGCCCACGTGCTGTTCACGGGGGACGGTGTGTACCCTGGAGGGCAAGCCTGAGTGGGCGCGACCGCTTTCACAATGGCCCCTGCGGTTGCCGGCGACTGACGGGCGAAGAGGACGAGGACAATAAGAGCCGCGAGAATGATAATGACTGGCTTCATTTATATACACTTTGAAAAAAAAGGAGGACTAGTACACAAATATCACCTTCTCACCCGTCTCGAGGAACGCCTTCATTTTAGTAAAAAACTTATCCGCCCCGTCAACATTCCCACACAATTCAGTTTCAAAATTGTCCACGTCGTCGGCCGTCAGAACCATGGGGCGGTTCGACCATTTCACGAGGTATCGATCGCCAGAATCGTACGCATCGTTAAACTCCTTTTGTGTCTTGAAAGTCCGCGACTGGTACACATTATTGACCCAGCTTAACACATCCTCGTTCTCAGTTTCGGTGAACTTGTACCGCCACTGAGGAAGAGCAAAATCAGTCATTTTCCGCTTGGGTGCGTACTTGAGAGGGATGGTGGCAAACTTGACGGTCGTCATTCTTCTTGAAGAGACCCTCACGGTACTCCTTCCTGCCCCGAACACAACACGTTTTTTCTTTGATTCCGAACCTTGACCGCGTGAAGCACAATGTACAGACCTGCCAGAGTCAAGTCGGTGACATAGACCGCCACGTGGTTTATCATAAACCCGTAGGCCGTGCCAATCCCGAGAGCTACGTACATGCACACTATTGTTGATGTGCTCACGTCATCTGAGTGTCCGGATGAATAATTTTTGTAAATTTGAGGAATAAGTGATGCTGCACACAGAGATCCAGACACGAATCCAAGTGCTTCAGCCATACATGATTAGTACACATATTTCTTATCTGCATCTTCAAGCGCAATAATCAAGTCATCGATACGACGCTTGAGACATGCGCTCGTGAAGATACCGATGGTGAAGAAAATCAGCGTAAAATACGCCAGACCGATGAGTTCGTCCATTGTGTTAGACGCTTGTGCTGCCCTTAAATGATGATGATAGGCCGATCGTTGAACGGAATACCGTTGAACCGGGTGGTGGCGGCGCACGTGTACGCGCCCATATTCTCCCACGTGATCCACGAACCGAGATCGGTCCCGTCGGGCAACTCGTATTCTTTGTAAATAATGTCGCCGCCATCACACGTGGAACCAAAAATTGTTCGTTTGATGAGTTGCCCCGTGAGTACGTTCCCGTACTCGTCCCGGACCTCTTTGATTTGAGGCGCCGCGTGGTCGAACAGGATGCAGTTGAACGCACCGTAGAGTGACTCTGAAATAGTCACGCCTGAGCCTTTTGAACCGATGACGGGGGTGTGGAGCGTCATGATTCGTTCGACAAAGTATCGTCCTGGCTCGGCAATAAGTGTGGTTCCTTTAGAAACCTGGATGGATTTAGGCAATCCGGACACGGAGGAGAAACCTCCCCCAATGTCTATGATGCGAGGGTCGTACCCGTGTTCTCGCGCCAGGTCCACGGCTCTCTCAGCGGTCCTCACCGCATCCTCGAAAACCTTTGGACTGGACGCAAACGATCCGACGTGGAAGGATACGCCAATCACGTCAAGACCGAGCGTCCGGGCTGTGAACAACAGAACGTCCCAATCTTGTTCCTCCGCGCCATACTTGACGCCGAGGTTACACCGAGCCGATGGGTCGTCGGCTCGGATTCTCAAAAGAAGCTGCGGCGCCGGGGAGCCTTGCCAGACTTCCGCTATCTTTTTGAGCTCGCACACGCTATCAAACGTGGTCCGCAAGATTTTCTTCTCTTTCGCGAACGCAATGTCCTGTACACGTTTGCACGGATTTGCATAAAGAATTCGCTCTGGCTCAACTCCCAAATCAAGCACTGTTTGTATTTCGGCGGGACTTGCACAGTCAAAGTTCGAGCCCATCTTGGCTAGGGCTTCGACAATGACTGGTGTCGGATTGCATTTCACTGCGTAATACGGCTTGATATCGGGAAGAGCCTCGGTCCACTCGTCATACACGCGCTGGAGTACCGACAGATCGAGGGTGTAAAAGGAGTCCTGAATGGACTCCTTTCCGAGAGAATCTGAGGGAGAGGAAGGTGTTTCCCCTCGCCCGAGACCGACCATCCAGTGGTACTGGGACTAGATATTTTATTTATTAAATGCACCCATCGGGCCGCCTGCACCGAGGGGAATGGGTGTGGTGGCCATCTTTGCCCCAACGCCCTGAGCAGCCTGTGCCTCGATTCGTTTCTGAACGCCCTCTAGAACAGGCTCGAGGACCCGCTTCTTCATGGAAGCCTCCTCGGCCACCTTTGCTGTTACCTGGGCCGCCGTGCGTTCAATGGTTCCGATAAGGGCATCTACGTTCGCTGGTTGTGCAGTTGCGATGAGTTTCTCGACGTCAACACGATCAAGAAGTTCGCCCTTACCTGCTATGGCCGCCGACACTGCGGAGGGAGGTCCACTCCGTGCCGAGCCCTTGCTCATCATAAACCCAGCGCCGACCATACCAATCAAGGACGCGAAAGCCAAAAAGGCGAACAGATAATACTTCGTGTCCTTTTGTGCGCCTGTCTTGGAGTATCCGTAAATTGTATATATTGAATATACGAAGAGTCCGAGTGACACGACCAGAGCGATGGCGGCACCGATCATTTCTACTTAATGTACACTATTTTTTTTCCAAGAACTTTCTCGGTCTGCTTGATGGCAGCCCTGAAGCTCGGCTTAGACCACAAGAGCCACCTGGACCAGAAACCAGCCGTCGTCCCCCCTGAGCGAGACCAGTTTTCGCGTCTGGACCTGAGTCCGTTTGCCGAACCTGCGTGACGCGCAATGTACCGCTTCATACGCGCCATGTCTTTGTGGATCGTATAGTCCGAAAACCCTTTGAGTCCGAAACGGACGGCGGGTCCGTCTGGGAACACAGCCATGAATTTATGGACCCCGTTACGCGCCTTGTACAACTTAACCGGGGCGTCCTTCATACCTTTAGCGCAGAGAAATTCGGATGGAAATGTATATCAAGAGGACAAGTATGATGATGTTGAACACGATGTAACCAGTTATGAATGGAAAGGCTGTGTCTCGAATTGCGTTATTTTCCATAATCATATTTAGAACCTGTTTAGATAGAGATTCGTCTTCATCATTCTCCATGGATAGATACTTTAATAAGCCACGACAAAAGTTTCATCACGAATTCACGAAACTCGGGCCGGCTGTGTGCATCCTGGGCAAGTCAGGTATCGGAAAAACGTGGACGGTCCACAAGGTTCTCGGCCCGTGTATAGAAATCACGGGAGACATTTTAAAGAGTAAGCAGGACACTTTGAATTTTCTTGAAAGAATACGCGGAACAAATATACCGGTTATCCTTGATGAGTACGAGTGCGTTTGTGAATTCATAGGAATGCGTGAAATAACAGAACCTCCAACGCTTGGTCTGTTTGTGGTCGTGTCCCAAATTCCAGTCAAATTTGATTTTAAAATTGAAACGTATGAATTTCCCGTACCAACCTTCCAGCAAATCAAGGATATTGTACCGGACGCTTCCGAAGCGGTCATCCGTATGTCGAATGGCGACCTCCGCTTCGTGTTTCGGAGCCTGACGGGCGTTCCAGATACGCCCGACGATTTTCAAAGTCCCAGGGAGTTTATAATGTCCCTCGTCGACAGAAAATCGTCGGTCAATCCGGCCAAGTGTATAGGGTGTCCACTCTCCGAACCCGGAAACATGGTTTCAATTTTACATGAAAATTACGTGGATACAACCAGGGCCGATGCCGATTTCCTCGCTCGAATAGGTGAACATCTGAGTGACGCGGACGTTTTTGATGAAAAGATTTACAATGGACACTGGGAACTTTTTCCATATTATGGTCTTTTTGGGTGTATTTTGCCAGCTGTCGAGATCAAACACCGCCTGGGCTCGAATCTCAGACCAGGGTCTTTGTGGACCAAGCATCAGAACATGTGCATGAGAACCAAGAGAATACATGCAGTGGCGACACGGCGACCCGAGGTCAAGTTATCCTACGATGCTCTTTGTCTTATCAGAGACTATGCGGAAAGGCACCACGTAGACATTCTACGCGACTACAACATTCAGCCCCAGGACATTGACGTGCTCAACTACCTGAGTCCGTACACCAAGATAAAACCAAAGAACGTTGCATTACTAAAGAAATGGCTCACGTCGAGTGCGACCGAGAGCACGTCGACGAGTCTGTGAGGGTCCTTGGATCCGATGTGTACTTTCACTGCGAGGTCTGTGAGGAAACAGTTCTCGAATTGAAACTAAAATTGAAAAAGTTGGAGCTCGACCTCCTTCACAAACACCTGGACCTTGGTCTGACTGATATTCGTCCTGAAATTCGAATTTGGATTCGGTCGGACGGTGGTGACATTCACGCAGGTATGAGCGCCATGGATTGTATTTCATCCATGAGGCGGGTCAAGGTTCGGACAATTGCCGACGGGGTGTGCGCATCGGCAGCCACATTCCTTCTGCTAGGAGGTCGGACGCGCCACATGACTGAAAATTCGTACGTATTGATTCATCAACTCAATATGGACGGAACTTGGGGGAAGTTCGAGGACTTCAAAGACCAAATGGAAAACCTCGAAAAATTTATGGATCGGTTTCGCGAAATTTATACACGGGAGACTCAGATTCCTGAGAAAAAGCTGAGCAAACTTTTGAAGCGTGACTTGTACATGGATGCGGACAAGTGCCTCAAGTGGAGCGTTGTTGATTCGGTTTATTAAGGCCACCGCAGGTCCTCGGCTGTGATACCCGTCGGGGCCGACAGTCCCTTCGGGACTGGCCTTTATTCCTCCTTCACACCCGGCTCCTCAATAACCTCGGGCTTGGTGGGCACGGCCTCAACAATCGGCGCCGCTTTTTTCATAACTTTAGCCGCCGTAGGTACTATGTCAGAAATATTGATTTCACCCTTCTGGAACTTCTGGGTGAACTTCTTATACAGAAAGTACCCGATGACGAATATGGCGACAATCGCAACAATGTTGAACATGTTAAATGGGGACTTGGCGGTAATCTCCTGAATTGCGGAACGCCGTGCGTGGTCGACGACTGGTACAGCCATTACTAAAAAAACGTGTTTTTTTCACGCCAAGGAAGCGCACCCTTCTTGGCTATTCAAGTAGAATGGCAGACGCTATGCTCGAACGAATCTGGGCCGACCTGGGTGTACTCCAGGCGACGGAGTGCGTGCCGAGAAACCACCTGGAGGAATTTTTGTGCAAATTTTGCGGGGGGCCCAAGGTATTTGATGGGGTAGAGATTGATTTGCCGACGTGCACACAATGTGGCCGGGTCGACGCCGCCTACATTTGCGAGGAACCCGAGTGGCGGTCTGGGGGAGGAGAGGAGGCTGACCCGTCGCGTGTCGGGGCTCCTGTGAACACAGATCACTTTTCAGAAGCCTGGGGACAGACGACGTTCATGGCGCCTGGGAAGTTTGCATCGTACGGGACGAAGCGCATGTGCCGAATCAACATGCACGCTTCGATGAATCACCGGGACCGAGCGCTGTTCCACGCGTACGCCGACCTTGACAGAATAGGAAAGGGTATTTTGAACCTTCAAGACAATGTCATGTACGCTGTCAAGAGCAAGTACCGGGCGTTCAACACGGCCGTACTGACGCGCGGCGCGGTTCGAAACGGTATCAAGGCCAATTGCGTCTTTCAGGCGTGTCGTGAATTTGGCGTGGCTCGGACGACCCAAGAAATTGCAGCTGCGTTTGGAATACCGTCCAGGGATCTGTCGCGTACATTCGACATGTACCAGGAACAGAACCCCGAGACGGTCGTCCATGTCACGACGGCGGCCGATCTCGTGAGCCGGTTTTTCAATGACGTCAAGGGTATCCCAGATTCTGAACGCGGAAAACTCAAGATGAAGGTTGTGGCTCGGTGTAAAGCGCTCGAGGACAAGGTGGAACTTATGGGTCGAACACCCAAGGCGGTTGCGTGTGCGGTCATGACGGCGATACTTACAGGTGTTCCCGGGGCGCCGACACGAGCCGAGCTGTGTACAATTTGCGGTATTTCGCTCCCGACCCTCTCGAAAATTGAAGCTATTATAAATAAGGACTGATGTTGTATATTGTGTAAATGAATCAAGTTATTCTTTTCGTCTCTACGCCATGTTATGGCGGTATGTGTCTCCAGGCCTATGCCGAGTCTATGCTTCGTCTCCAGCGCACGTGTGCAGCGAATGGCATCCAAATGATGCTTGATACGACCGAGAACGAGTCCCTCGTCCATCGCGCGCGTAATCTCGCCGTTGCCCGGTTCATGCAAAAGACCAAGGCGACGCACTTTTTGTTTATTGACGCGGACATTCACTTTGACCCAGATTCCGTCATCCGCCTTCTCAAGTCTGGACACGACGTGTCGTGCGCCGCGTACCCCAAGAAGTGCGTCATGTGGGAGCAGTCCGAGGACTATGTCAAGTCGGGTAAGGAGGGTCGGGACCTGTCCCGCGTCGCCTCGTCGCTCGTCATGAACTTTCGGTACCAGCAGACCCAGATCAAGGATGGGTTTGCCGAGGTGCTTGACGGTCCGACCGGGTTTTTGCTGATTAAGCGCGACGTGTTCACGAAGCTCGAGGAGAAGTTCCCCGAGCTCAACTGCGTCAATGACCACCAGAACCGTGACCTCGACGAGTACCACGCGTGCTTTGATTGTATGATTGACCCGGATAGCCGGCGGTACTTGTCCGAGGACTATGCGTTCTGCCGTCGTTGGCAGAAGATTGGCGGACAGATTTTTACCGATTGCATGACTGTCCTCGGCCACATCGGAAACATTCGGTTCCAGGGGTCTCTTGAGGAGCGACTCAAGGCTTGAAAAAAACGTGCATTGGCAACGGCACAGAAGTGCTGTGCTAGAAAAGCACACCAACAATGAATACACTCGATGCTATCCGTCAAGCGGCAAAGAGTATCATTTTAGAGTATCCACATGGAGAAGATGGCCGCCTTACAAGTGCCGTAAAGGAAACCGAGTACCTTCACAAGCTAAAGGAATCTCTAGGTGACCTGTATACTTTTGAATTTCCACAAAAAAGACACTGGTACGATTTCAAGGTTGATGGTATTTGCATCAATCTTAAAATTACAGATGGAGGCGGTGATAATGCCTTTAACAAAAAAGCTCTCGTATTTACGTGGAGTGGAAACGCACCTGAAAAAGCCCCTGGCAACATGAATAAAATGCTTGGCGTCATCAAGGAACTTCCACGGGCTCTTCACCGAGACCCGCTCACGGAGTACTATTATCTCGTCGTTCATAAGGAGACCGGAAAGGTCCTTCTCAAATCGCTCGTGGATATTCACACGTACAAAGACAACTGTGCAGGGAACGTGATGCAGATACACTGGAACTCGGAGTTTGCCAACGAGAGTTACACAGCCCCTGACCGTGGCGCAAAGATGATCGAGCTCCTAAAGGTTGTACAGACGGCTTGTCGTAAGCAGATGAAGAACATGTCTCAGTTTGTAGAATTTAATATTGATAGTTTAATGTGACACAATTGTCTTTGACCCATCTTGAATCGTCCCGCGTATGTATAGTCCTGTCGCGTCTCATTTTTGTTTAAAAATTCAACAACCTTTTGAAGATCCACGGACTTCTTTGGGATCATACACAAGAGAGCCCCGCCAAAGTATTGAACCTCCCCAAGGAATGCGGGCTCGCTTGATCGAGTCAGGTTTCTCACGTATATGCACGGCCTTCCCATGAGGCGTTCCATATGCGTTATGTTCCTGGGTGCTCCCCACTCGAACCAATTTTCTTCTGAAAATCGTCTAATCTTACGGGCCATGAGATCCTCCTTGTGCGTCTCGAGGTGGGCTGTAATTTCCGGCGAGGCTTTACCGTAAGCAAACTTCTCGACGCGATCCTTGTCTATAAGAACGGGCAAATTACCAAAGGGTACCTTGAAGACGGCGTCTTTTCCAGAAACAAGTCCTACATACACGTCAAAAAGATCGTCGACGCTCTTACCCGAAGAATCTCCAAAGTCGATGATACCGTCATGAACATTACACTGCCTTTCTACTCCATTAACGAGTGCCCGAGATGTTTGGAAACCCTTTTGATATCTGAACACGACGACATCAATACTCGCCCCCTCAAATAGTTTTTCGTCGTGTGGAAATAGAAAGTCTGTAAATGATCCACTTGAAGCCATACGAGTTATAATGGGTGCTGCACTCGTCAATTTAATAAAGTCAGAAGGGACGATAAAAATGAGTTCCCCATCATCGGTAAGCAGGTCAAAACATCTATCTATGAATTTTAGGTACAGGTTACCAGTGCTTTGCTTCACATAAGGCGGGTTCCCTATGATCGTTTTGAATTTTGTCTCAAAATTCTGTTTTAGAAAATCACCAAATATTATTCTTTGTGATGTGAATTTCACGATGGGTTTCACTGTTTCGTCAAGTTCGCAACACGTCATTTGGTAATTGGGGTCGAGTTCTAGAAAGGGGCCCAAGAGGTGGCCCTGGCCAAATGACGGTTCGAGAAGAGGGCTCAGCTTGTGCTTCACACGGTCGAAGACGTACGTCTGGAGCTCTTTGGACACAGTGAAGTATTGTCCTAGGTTCTTTTGATGAGACATGTTTATTATACATCTCACATGTTTAAGCCAGTTAAGGACGAGTCCCACTTAAAACTCAATGACCGTCATCCACGTGTGCATGGTTACGCGAAACAAGGCCATCACCGCGATGACGCTCCATACAGCCATGAACATTCACATGCTCTGTATGATGCGTGGAATGCACCTCGAGGTTCATTTCGTCGAGGACAAGTCGACGCTACCCAAACTCATCAAGTCGGGTGAGCGCATTTTCTGGATGGACTACGGCACGAATTTGAATAATGAAATTCTATCAAAGGTTGTCGACCCGCTAGACAAGGGTGTCCAAGTTCTCGTGTTCCCATCGGTCAAGGAGGGTATCAACTGGGACATGTTTGCAAAAAAGACCAAGGCGGGCTCGAAGGAGCCGGCGGGTCAGCGCGGCCTCGAGTTTGACACGACGGTCGGCAAGAAGCTCGCGGATGGTTTGTACGACCTGGACAAGACATCGGCGCGCGTATGGGTCATGGATTGCAAATCCGTGGACAAGAAGCTTCGGGGAGGAAAGGACACCGTCAAGTTGCCTCTCGATTCGAACGAGGCTATGTTCAACTGCCTCAAGACCATCGGGGTCAAAATAGGTGTTGCGTCCGAGGCTATAGTCGTGTGCCACTATACGCACGAGTGTTTCGGAAATATCTTGGAGGCGGCCGGAGTTGAGTTGGCGCCTTAGTGTATTGTTGGAACTAACAAGTCGCTCCGCGACTTGGGTCGGGTGCCTTAGAGACTAGCGACTTTTAATTTATAAGCAAAAATGGCGAATGTCCGTCAATTCATCGCGGAGGCGTGGGGGTGTGAAGACCCCTCGCGCTTCCCCGGACCTCAACCCGTCTCCATAGAGAGACGACACTTCCCTCTCCTCAAACGCCAACCGTACCTGGTGTGTGAAAAGACGGACGGTGTACGCCACCTCCTGGTCAGCACTGAAGAAGGCGTGTTTCTTGTGAACCGAGCATTTGCAATTGAAAAAATAAATGTGCGCGTCGCCAAGGATACACTCCTTGATGGTGAGCTTGTGAAAACACGGACCGGGAAGGTCCTCTTCATGATTTACGACGCCGTGCGAGTCAAGGGTGAGTCTGTGGCGAGTCTTCCATTGGATCAGAGGCTCGACGCGGCTCGTAAGGTCGTCAAGGCTATCATCAAAACTGTGAGTGCCCAGATCGAACTGCGTGTCAAGGTCATGATGGATCTGAAAGACTTCAGATCCTTTCCCAACCTAAATTCGTTCGAATACGATACGGACGGACTTGTGTTTACGCCCGTCAATGAACCGATCCGTATGGGAACTCATGAGACAATGTTCAAATGGAAACCCCGTGAGCGTATCACAATTGATTTTTGTATTCAAAATGGAAAAGAGCTTTTTGTACAGGACAGAGGGGTCCCGTACAAAGAAGCAGATCTGTTTCTCCAAAACGCGCGCTCAGACCTTCCAGACGGAACGATAGTGGAGTGTGGGTACGGCGCCCTCGGGTGGTTTGTCGAGAAGGTTCGAACGGACAAGACGTATGCGAACAACCGGCGCACATACTTTCGCACGATAGTCAACATACGGGAGGCTATTCAAGTTCATGAATTTGTAGGCCTGTACCAAGCCTGATAGAACTCACCCCGAAGGGTCTGTATCGCGGGAACCTCTGACACGCGCTCATCGTCTTTTATGTACCACTTATCGAACCGTCTCACGAGGAGTGCGTAGTGGCCACCGTTGCGATGCCCCTGGTGAAGGATACACGCAAACAGTTTACGTCCTTCAAACTCGAAAGGAATTTCTATAGGAAATTTATAGTCGTACATGGAAAATGAAAAACTCGTAAACTTGGGCCACCGAGAAATGTGACGAAAAACGCGGGCATCGTGCTCCTGTCCTTGGTCATCTTTGTAATTTTCAATTAAAATTGGAACTTTTCGATCTGAAAGCAAGTCACAGAGGCGACACGGCTCACTGACGTCGAGCACGACCGTTGTGAATGTGGACGAAACACGCGACGATCCACCGTCCCATGATGTCACCTGGACCTCGTCACCGTTAAAAAGGTCTGTGACGAGTTCTTTCCCGAGCGATTTTTCAAAAACATCGATGAGCAAGAGGACCACCTCTTGGGCGTCGTGTTGCCGCCCATCTCCAAACTCAGGGAACTGGACGCGAAAAGCACCAAACAGATCGCTGGGACTCACCGGGTCGGTTTTGTCTTTTATGAAAAGTTGTTTTATAACCTTTTGGTACTCGCGTGTAATGTCGCACGGTGACTGGTCGAGGTTTGCCGAAAAAAGGTGTTTTGTCAGCGGGGGGACGTGTGCGAGACACTGAACAGCAGTGTTAAAATAGCAAGTGTTCCCAAGGTTCCACAAGCCTCGCATTCTTCGACTTAGAGAGTACACGTGTATAGTCTCTAATGGCCAATTTCGAAGTACGCCCCGAGGCTGACGCAATGTCCAAGCCGCTATTTGTCAAATGGAATTCGATCATCGAGGCGCACAAGGACAAGAACAATGTGGAGGTTGAGTTCCGGTTCGGCCGGCGCTCTGGAACTAAATTTGATACGAACGTGGGTCAGTCCACCTTTGAGAAGGTTCTTGGCGCGCTCAAAAAATACGAAGGGTGGGAGTCTACCAACCATACGGTCTCGACGGTGTACTATTTCGAAGGCGGAAAGCGTCTCAGCGTCAATGAGGCGACGGAGGAACAGGTGGGCCAGGTGAAGACCCGTCTCAAGGTGGATGATGTTGAGCTCCAGGGTCATTCATTGGACGTCCGCCTTGGCATTTCATCCGAGGTGCCATGGGAGTATGACGGGGAAGAGACGAGTACCGAGCAAAAGACCAAGGAGCGTTGGTCTTTTGTTCGCAAGAATCTATCGATCGACATGTCGGTCGTCAAAGGCACGCCTGACGACAAGGACTCTGACGATGATACGATGTACCAAATTGAGATGGAAATTATTGATCCGTCCAAAATTCAAAACAAAATTGAGTTGTTCAACTTGATGTACAAAATTTTCGATATTCTCAAGTGCGTCCGGGCCTGACGGGAAGTGTAATTTTTGAGGACTTGCGTTTCACCGGGGCGTGGGCGGGGATCACGCGCTTTTCGCCCGTAATCACATTCTCAACCTGGCGCTCTGGACGGGCGGGGCTTTGAGGCAACGTGCGGTTTACCCATGATTTCACAGCCGCTTTAAAATTGGCAACCTTTGGCCGTGGTTTTTGAAACGCCAAGTTCGTCACCACCGTTTTGTACTCCACCACCTTGTTTGCCGGCATCCAATTTGGAATATTAATTGAAGATTTGTATGCATTTCGTAGCGCCATGTCCGACCTCTGTGTCTTTAAATTGCGTATAAAAGCCTTGTACGTTTTTTCAATATTTGCCTTGAGTGGTTTACCACGCGCTCCTTTGGGCAAGTTGTTGTATTTTTCAAAAAATGCCGATTCGTTTTTATTCTTGTACAGGTTCCCGAGATTCTGAGCCGTTCGCAGAGAAAACTCAAGTTCCAGTTCGTACCGCGCGTTTTCAATAGCATTACGCGCAGCCTCCTCTGCATTCGCCTTGGCCTTGGCGGCTGCGTTTGTCCGGGCCTTGGCCACCGCATTCGCCTTAGCCTTGGCGGCCGCTGCAACCTTTTTGCGGTTTGCATTCGCCATCATTCGAAGGACATCAAACTTGTTACTCTTGGGCATGGCGTTGTACTCGGCGCGTGCGTTTGCAGGTAGAACCTTTGACGCAATTTTGTTCTGCTCTTCGGCAGAGAGCGTCACCCACGCGCGGTGCGTCTGGACACCTTTATTCGTAGTTCGCGTGACGCGACCATTGTTTCCAAGCGTGTAAAACGTGCCGTTTATGACCGTGTTGAAACTCCGGTTCGGGCTCTTCGCACCCGCTTTGCTTTGAATGAGTGCAATAAGAGCGTCTTTCTTCATCTTGTTCGTAGCCCTGGCGATGTTCATGTTGCGAGCAATTGCCAGAAGCTGAGACGTCGTCAGACGCGCCGCCTGGCGGTCGTTGATGCGCAAAAGTCCATTCAGACCCATCTTGACCACGTGTTCCCGAACTTCGCCCTCTGTCTTGACGTTTGTTCCAATCTTGAATATTTCACGGACCGCCTTGGGAATATTCACACCGGCGTCCGTGTACGTCTTTATAACAGTCTTTTTTCCGGACGCGAGCCCGGTAGGAATCGCGAACCAGTACGGCTGGCGCCCCGGGCCTGGTCGGACGTAAAACCCAGGTTTGGTCGCGTTCCACGAAGGCGCGCGACGATTTTTCTGGGCCGGTTCCTTCTTCGCAGCCTCATTCCTTTCGACCAATGGGTGACCCGCATTCGCAAACACCTTGGCCGTCGCTGCCGGAATGGGTTTGTTCCATTTCTTGAACGCCTCAACCACCTTGGGAGCGACCCCCTTGAGATTCATTTGACGTTGAGGGATGAGTTCGCGGTGAAGCTCACCATAAGCCCCGTAGGTGGCGTTTCCACGGGACACAAACTCGACCCATGGATAAAAACGAGGTTTCCCGTCAGTTCCTGGTCGAATATAGTAGCCCTCGGGGGCGGGCTTGAGTTTGTCCCACGTTCCCGCACTCTTGTACCGCTCGGCGAGCCGTTCGGTGGCATTCTTCACTACACGCTTCGGTTTCACGACGTGAGCCCGCTTCGAATAGTCAAACACGAACGCTGGTCCTATACCGTACTCGGGCGTCAGGAGCCTCTTAAAGAACTGACGGGGCGCGTCGGCATCTTTCGGATCTTTAGCGCCCGAACACAAGACGGTTCCATTTTCAAAAAACTGATACGTAAATTTGGGGTTTTTGAGTTTCAAAATAACTGCTGGAATTCCAAACCCGAACGTCGTGTCCGACGCCTTGACGGAATCGCGCACCGTATCGGGAAGTTTTCGAAGCTCACGTGCTAGTCCTTCCATATCAAAATTGTGATTGACGTTGAACATGCCATCAATCTTTTTGTACTTGGGTGGGGCCTTTAAGAGCATCTTCGGCGCCCACCCACTCTTGACAATGGCCAAGAGCGCCTGTTCATAGTTTCCCGCCCCAAGAACGTCAAACCCCGCGTCTGAAAAGACTATAGTGACGTTACGGTACCGGGCGATGAGTTTCGTCACGCCCTCTTCTTCACCGAGCCAGCGTTTTGACACCGCGTCCCACCGGACTATGGGAACGGTCATGTTGTATCCGACAATTTCTGAGAACCCTTTGGGCTCCGAATCGAACACGTCGCGCCAACGCGTCGGCAACTTGAACGAAACAATCTGGGCCGTTATGGTCGTCTTTGACAGTTTGTAGCCCAACTGATTGTTTGTAAAGATGAGTCTCCGCCGGAAAACCTGTTGGATTTTTCGGGCGGCAACCTGACGATTCATACCTGACATATTTATATATTTTAATTTTCAGCCCCATTGAAATCCAACCCAAAAATGAATGGCTGGGCTGAGTATGCGTTTCCGTTGTAAATTCGCGACTCTACCCGAACCTCCAGTTCCTTTGAACTGAACGGACCGGCGTAAAAGTCCTGGTTGAACTTGTGGATCCCCAGATTATTGTCCCGACAGTGTTGATTGAACTGCGCCACGAAAACCTTCTGCGGTACGAACAGGTCCGCCCCGAACCGGAACTTCTCCGAGCAGAGGAAGTGCTGCAGCGCGTTCGTGACTGTCGCCACCTGGTTCTGGACTTGCTTGAAGTACTTGGGTAAGACGTTCCAGATGTCCTTGTCTGCGTACTTGTGCGCGTAGTCGAGGTAGGCCCGCAGGCACTTGCACATGATGGCCGGAAGCTCCTTCTCGAGTTTTTCGTCCAGGTGAGGATCTGCCACGTCTGCAGCAATCTGACGCCCAAAGTTCCACGTGGCTAATCGACGCAGGATCGATCCCGAGTTATCCTTCCAGTTGGGGACCTCGTTCCCTCCCAGAATACCTGGTGTCTTCCATTGCACGCTCAGAGCCGTCTCATTCTTGCGCGCCACAGAAAGATCTTCCCCAGAAACGAGCGACTGGAACTCAGCCTGCTCGAGTTGAAGATCGCCCTTGATCTCGGGACTGATGAACATGAACCCCTTGTAGATGCTCTGGAGGCCAAACTTCTTCTCGATATTGTTCGAGAGAGTCGCCACATCTTCGCACTCGTAAAACTTGCGCGCCACCTTGGTGATCAGCGTCGACTTCCCTGACCGGGCAATACCCTTGAGGAACGGAATGACTTGCCACCCATCGAGTTCGTTCACATCGTAGCACAAACGACCCAGGAACACGTAGGTCCAGCGACACACATCCTCCTCAAAGCGTTGATAGTTCAAAACGCTTTGCATGTAAGGAGTGGGAATGTCATACCAGTCTACAACCTCATCGTACGGGTCAAACGGCATATCAAAGTACTTGCACGAGACCAGTGTCGGGTCGAGTTCACGAAACGCCTGAGAAGCGTACTCGTAAAACTTGATATGGTACCTGTTCTCAGCGGCGCTCCAGTCTTTGCCAACCAAAAGGCCGTTCTGGAAGGACCATGTGTGCCGGTCCTTTTTGATTTCCATAAACTGAAAGTCCTTGCAGTTCGTCAGGTGGCGCACGACATCTCCCACCAGCGTCCCACGGCTCGTCAGGTTCTTCCACATATCAGGCTCATCCTCCTTCTGGGTCGAGTCGTACACAAAGTCCTTGATTTCCTTGACGGGCCTCCACGCGCGGGTGTTTCGAATCTGCACGCAACATTGGTCCCGGTACCGCCTGTACCCTTCGTCATATGCCTTTTTGAGGAGGAAAAGGAGAACCTTCTGATAGGATGTGATGCTCTCGTCGTCCTTGAGGCTCGTGTCGTTGTTGTCAATAGCCAACGTCGGATTGTTGATTCGGTTCTGTCGGCGCTCCCACAACTTGTACTGCTCGAACATGTCCTTGCGGTCATCAATCAGACGACGAATACGATATTCAACAGTGAATTCATCGTCATTCACATCTTTGCTCGCTTGCTTACTCGCATCAAGGGCATCTACACGCGTCAGCAAAATACGCATACCGTCGATGAACCTATTTTTGCGAATCTTGATGTGCTCGTGCTGGTAGTTGAGTGGATACTTGTCCTGATCGCGCTCCTGATTTTCAGGAAAAAGTACAAACGCCCATGCCTTGTCGGCAGCAAGCGAGTTCCCTCGCACATGAAACCCGGCATCCCGTTCGGCCCGGATAATATTGTTCTCAATTTCTTCGATTGTCCACGTGTTGATTTCGGTATTTTGATTTGCGAGACGAATCTCCTCGGCATGTTCGGGCGTTACGTCTTTTTGGATTGTGTGGACCATCTCTCATAGAAGAGCGGCAGACTTTTTTAAGTGGAGGCGTCCTGTGTCTTGGGGACTGGCGCAGGGGCCATCTTATTCAGAGCAGCGGCAATTTTGATCAGAACTTTGTTCTGCATTTCCATATTGAGAGCAATCTTCTCGGTGGCGTCCTTCAGGCTCACGAGGGTCGTGGCGATGGTCTCACCATCCTCGGTGGCGAGCAGGCTACCGAGCGCCTCGAACATGTCCATGCCCTCATCAAACTCCTCCATCTCCTCGTCCTCCTCGTCCTCCTCCTCGGGCTCCTCCTGAACAATCTTGGGTGGCATTGCACGGCGAGACATTTGTACTATGGGTCCAGAAATTCACACGGACCAATGGACGCACCCGAGAAATCAGCATAAATAAAATCCCACGTCATAGTAAAATGCCTGGTGGCGCTCTTATGCAACTCGTGGCTTACGGCGCGCAGGACGTCTATTTGACGGGCGAGCCCAAGGTGACCTTCTTCCAGACTGCCTACAAGCGTCACACCAACTTTGCCATGGAGACGGTTCAGCAGACCGTGTCCGGCAACCCCAACCCTGGAGGCCTGGCCTCTGTGACCCTGTCCCGCTCAGGAGACCTGGTCGGTGACATGTTCGTCGTTCTACTACCAACCTCTTCAAGCTCTTCTAATTTGACTTCAAATAACTCTGTTGCGGATATGGCATGGGTCGCTGAGCGTGCTTTCAGTTCCGTGGAGGTGTTCATCGGAGGCCAGTCCATTGATAAACATTACCAGACCTGGTTCCGTCTGTACGCCGAGGTGTTCCTGAACGACACGAAGAAACAGAACTACGGCAAGTTGTCGTCGTGTCCAGGTATCAACTATACGAGTGCCGTTCTCGCAACGTCTCCAGGCTACGTGTACCTGCCCCTGATCTTCTGGTTCAATCGCAACCCTGGTCTGTATCTGCCCCTGATAGCCCTGCAGTACCACGAGGTCCGCATCGACTTCGCCATCAGTTCCCAGTACGCCAGTTATTTTGGCGCCAACCCGTTCTCTGTGTACGCCAACTACATGTACCTGGATACCGCCGAGCGTGATCGTACAGCCAAGACGGGACACGAGTATCTCATCGAACAGGTTCAGTACGTGAACCCCGACCCGGTTGGCTCGACCAACGAGAACACGCCGAGCGTCATTCGCATGCAGTACAACCACCCAGTCAAGGAGTTGATCTGGGTTTACCAGAACCCAGCCCCGTCCAACAACCCCAATTCTCTCTGGAATTTCTCGTCCGCAGTTTCGAACGTGAACGTGACCGTGGATCCAGCCAAACTGGCCGGATCTCTGGCGCCATTTTCTCCGGCCCACGTGGGTGCTCCAGCCCTGTACGTTCCAGGCCCCTTTGTGTCCAACTTGTACGTGACGGCCACGACGGGATCGGTCGTGTCTGGAGCAACTATTACAACAGGCTCCTCCATCGCCGTCCAGTCCAACGTCATTTCGGGCAACGTGTTTTGGGTCGAGTCTGGCATTCCGGTCGCTTCGAGCAATGCGTCCTTCGGGCAGGAGGTCGGCCCTCTGCATCAGGCCAAGATCATCCTGAACGGCACGGATCGGTTCGTCCCCCAGTATGGCAAGTACTTTAACCAGTACCATCCGTACCAGTACCACTCGGGTGTCCCATACCCGGGCATCTACGTGTACAGTTTCGCCCTCAAACCCGAAGAACTCCAGCCGAGCGGTACCTGCAACTTCAGCCGCATCGACATGGCGCAGATCGCCGTGAACCTCAAGACGGGTATGCCCTCCCTGAACCAGCGCATGTTCGCCGTGAACTATAATATTCTTCGGATCCAGTCTGGTCTCGGCGGCCTTGCGTTCGCCAACTAGAGGAATTTGCGTTGAAAAATGGTTTGTGCTCCAAATTTTTTTCTTGGGGTAGAGTACATACTCGAAGATGGCCGGAGGACTCATGCAGCTCGTTGCCTATGGCGCTCAGGACGTTTACCTCACCGGTCAGCCCAAGGTGACCTTTTTCCAGGCGGTGTACAAGCGCCACACCAACTTCGCGATGGAGAACATCCAGCAGACCGTGAACGGTAGCCCGGCCAACAGCGGCCGTGTGTCCGTGACCATCGCCCGCAACGGCGACCTGGTCGGTGACATGTACATCCGCCTGCAGCCCACCCAGCTGAGCGCCTCCAACCTGACCTCGACCAACTCCAACTTCGACATGTGCTGGGTGGCCGAGCGCTCGATTGCGGACATTGAGCTGACCATCGGTGGCCAGCGCATTGACAAGCACTACCAGACCTGGTGGCGCCTGTACGCCGAGCTGTTCCTCTCCGAGAGCGAGAAGATCAACTATGGCAAGATGACCTCCTCTTCCAGCCCATTCTATGACGCCAACAACGGCAACAGCGTGTACCTGCCCCTGCTCTTCTTCTTCAACCGCAACCCGGGCCTGTACCTGCCCCTGATTGCCCTGCAGTACCACGAGGTGCGTCTGGACTTTGACCTGACCAGCTACTTCACCAGCTACTTCGGCACCTCCGCTCAGGTGTTCGAGGTGTGGGCCAACTATGTGTACCTCGACACCGAGGAGCGCCGCCGCTTCGCCCAGAAGGGCCACGAGTACCTGATCGAGCAGGTGCAGCACACCGGTGGTGACAGCATCACCGCCACCTACAACGGCGCTCTGGGCCAGTCGCCCGTCAGCCAGACCATTCGTCTGTCCTTCAACCACCCAGTGAAGGAGCTCATCTGGTGCTACACCAACACCACCGCCACTGCCTACAACAGCATGTGGAACTTCACCACCAGCTGCGCGAACGTGAATGTGACGTGCGCAGCCCAGCCCATTTCCGCGTATGGCGCCATGCCCCACACCGTGGGTTGCCCGCGTCTGGCCTCCAACATCTACGCGTCTGCTCTGAGCGCGCAGCTGACCTCCAACACCGTCGGTGGCCTCTTCTGGGTCGAGGAGGGCTCGTCCAACGTGACGGCCGGCTCCCAGTTGGAGGTTGGCCCTCTGTACAACTTCAAGCTGGTGCTGAACGGCCAGGACCGCTTCAAGGAGCAGCAGGGCAAGTACTTCAACCAGTACCAGCCATATCAGTACCACTCGGGTGTGCCTTACCCGGGCGTGTACTGCTACAGCTTCGCGCTGCAGCCAGAGGAGCACCAGCCCACCGGCACTTGCAACTTCTCTCGCATTGATAACGCCCAGGTGGCCATCCAGATGAAGGCCAACTACACCACGACTCTGCAGAAGATGTTCGCGGTGAACTACAACATTCTTCGGATACAGAGCGGGATGGGAGGCCTCGCTTTCAGCAACTAAACGAATCGTATACCAAAAATCCAAAAAACGGCCAACCCGGGCAAGCCCGGGCCTCGGGCCCAAAAGTGTTCAAGACTTTTGGATCTGAATCGCCTACCGCCCAACAATCTGCCACGTAGCAGAAAGGGACGAAAACTCCTTCTCGATAACCTCCATACACATGACGGGATCGAAACTTGGAGAACAACAAAATACGTCTACGTAAATTTTGTTGTGTTCCGGGGTACGTATGGGCGCTGAAGTGGCTCTCGGCCAGGACCAGGACGCCCGTTGCCCCATGGGGCTCGAATTGGTGAAAAGCGCGACCCGCACTTTTCAGCGATTCGACGTTCTCGAGGTGGGTCGCACGTGAGACCCATACCCCATTGATGTGGCCCACCAAGTGTTTCATAACACTCTAGCGATTCTGTATTTTATATAAAATTAGAGCAAGCGCTGCAATAATATACAGGAGACCAAAGAAATTATCGCTCATCTTGCGATCAGACTTCGCCTGAACAAAGTTGGCGATCCCGAGAGCCATCAGAATCATAACGAAGAGCACCATAAAGATAAAGTTTAAATCGGCCATATAATATATAGGGACAAAATAAATGAGCGCCGATTTGGTCAAAATCGTTTCACAGACCATGCCTGAGGCGAGTATAGAACAGGTGCTTGACGAGGTCCGACGAATCACTGTTAGGAGCGTGGCCGAGACTGTCCGTCAAAAGAATATGAAAGGACCAATGGAGATCCTTGAACATGTTATTAAAACGTATGATTTCACACTCGAAGACACCAAGGCGGTTGTTGATCAGGCGGGCTTCCCTGATATGGCGGACTCCCCCCTCTTTGAGGCGGCCTATACGTACCTTAGCGATAAGAAGCCGAGTTGTAGGTGTTTCCCCTGGAAAGGCTGACGCTCGTGTACCAAAAGTTGATGAGGAAAATACCAGCGACCATGGTGAATGTCGCCTTGATAACCTCTGTGGGCACATTACGCTTCACTGGGTCCAGGAACGTCTGCAGACCGATGAGGAGAAGCGCAAGACCTGCGACGAACATGAGAATGTCGAGCAGCATTTAGTATAAGCGCGGATAAAAAATAAAAACTTTGTCTCGCCACATCCAAGATGAGTTATTCATTTATCAACCCGTCGCGGGCCTTGCTCGAAATGTCTCTGGAGGCACTCGGTGGGTTTGCACCCGTTCCACGCTCGATCGAAGTACCATCCATTCCATGCGAACTTGACGAGTCCTGGGCACAGTTCGAAAAGGATCTTGCAATTTTTAAACAAAAATACATCAAGACCAAGCGAGACTTGGCTGTGAAAATACACGAACTCGAGGAGCTTAAAAAATCAACAATCGTATCTCGCGTAATTTCTGAGAACGTGAATTTGGACGAGTTAAAGGAACGACTCTTGTCAGTAGTAGACGATTACGAGGCCGAACAAGGGGTAACCGCCCTGGAACAACAATGTGGGGAACTCAAAGGGGAATTTGAAGCGATGAAGAATGTGCTGGAGAACACGGATGCTGAAAGGTACGCAAAGTTTACGTGTTTCATTTGTATGGACCGACTTGTTGACTTGTTTCTTGACCCGTGTGGACATGTTGTATGTGATCCGTGTTGGGCAAACACCCGGGACCGGTCAAAGTGCCCCGGGTGTCGCGCGCAGATATTTAGCTCAAAGAAGATGTTTAATATGTAAACCGGTTCCATAGTGTAGCGGTTAGCACGAAGGATTCTGATTCCTTCGACCTGGGTTCGAGTCCCAGTGGAACCTGGAGCTGAGCATCTCGTTAAACTGTTCAGAGGGGCCGATGCCCCGGCGAAAAGCGACGCTTTTCTCTGACTTTGGCGCAGTGGTTATTTCACTCAAGCGCGTCGGATTGTAGCTCCGCAGGTCGGGTGTTCGAATCACCCAAGTCAGACCTGCTCCCATAACTCAGTTGGTTAGAGTGTCAGACTGTTAAAAAAGTGATACTTTTCACTGGATTGTCATCTGAAAGTCAACAGTTCGAATCTGTTTGGGAGCGTTTTTTAATTGAAGTAAACCAATTAAAAAACTTTCTCTATGTAAATTATTATGGGTTATATATACAAGATAACTCACAAAGATTCTGGAAGAATGTATATAGGTCAAACTTCTGGAAACTTGCATGACAGATGGAGAAATCATTGTAAAAATAACAGTAACTGCACGTATTTAAAGAATTCTATTAAAAAATATGGAAAATATTCATTTAATTGGGAAATAATCTGCATATGTTTTGATGAAGACTTGAACAGATTTGAAAGAGAATACATCGAAAAATATAAAACTTTAGCACCCCTAGGTTTTAATCTATCGTCGGGTGGAAATAATGGAAATAAACATCATGCAGAAACAAAAGTTAAAATTTCAGTAAGTGTTAAACGAGCAAAAAACAGTCCAGATTTTATTCACCCTAGATACCAGCTTGGAAAACCCCATACGACTGAAACAAAAAATAAGATTAGTGAAAAACTGAAAGGAAGAATATTTTCTGAAGATGCAATTGCGAAGCGCTCGGAAACCAGAACCATGTATAGAGTTGTTCAAACAAAAGATGGTATAGACTTGAAAGTGTATAAAAGTCTCGCAGATGCTTCGAATGAACTAGGCATAAATAAAATATCTATACATTCAGTTTGTAAAGGAAAGCGAAAAAGCGCGGGAGGTTTTCAATGGCGCCAACTTGAAAAATCTGAAATTATTTGAACACGAATGGTGCGCATGGGAGTCGCCTCTATTTCCGTCTGGTTTAATAACAAGACGCGTGCATCTCACTTAAAAAAATCCGACATTATGATGTTAGTATGGAAACCAAAATCCTCGAAGCGCTTATTCGCCAAGGGCCCATGACCGTCAAGCGCATTTCAAGGACGTTTAAACTTCCAAAGTCACAGGTTCGCGGAATTTTGTGGCACTCGCCCAAAACGTGCTTGGAGTGGCGGGCACCTTTCAGCGTACGCAAAAAGCCCATCTGGTCTTACTCCGAGACACCAGTTCGACCGCAGGTCGTTCACGTCAAGAAGGTTACGGACCCATGAGAAATTTCATCTTGTCTTGCGTTTTGCGTTGGAAAAACATGAAAATAAACACCATTAAAGGTAAGCTTCGTAGTTCTCCTAGCGAAGAGTGCTCATAGTTGTGCCAACCATCAAACGGGAACGGGACGTTCTTGATGAAGACGCGCGACCAATAAATGATGGTGCCAATAATTCCAAATTGAATACAAACCTCGAGAAACGTACGCCACTTTGGCTTGGTCTTGTCGAGCCGTGGAGTCACCTGATCAAGTTTCATCGAAACAAAAAATGCAAATATGAAACAAAGAATGCCGACCCAGGCGACACCGAGGGTCTTGAACACCTCCTTCATTACTGTGAAGTGAGAAAAAAATGCGCCCCCGTAACTCAGTTGGTCAGAGTGTTGGTCTTATGTACCAAAAGCCGCGAGTTCGAGCCTCGCCGGGGGCACTTTCATAAATTCTATCTACAGAATAGATGGACTTTATGAAATGCGAGTGGTCCGGTGACTCTTGCTTCGTTACAATATCAGTGAAAGACTACCCCGACCAGGGTGTGACACTCGAAGACCTGAAACCAATGATTCACGATATCCGAACAAATGCGAAAGACATGGACATACACGCAGACCTGACTGGCGTGAGCCTTTTAGGAATCGAACGGCTAAAAATGATTGCGAATATTTGTTACGATGTGATTGGATATACGAAAAATGATAATATACTCAGAACTCTTGAGGTTCAGGGTGCAGGACCCATGTTCAAGTACCTTTATAACATTATCATGCCCAGGTACTTCCGCGAAATTGTAGTGTTTTTATAAAGACTTTCTAGTATCAGATGGCGGATTGGATCAGATTTAGGATAGATCAAGATGCCGGGGTTTTGTACGTTGACATCTTGGTCGGAAAACTCTTAGAACTTCAGCCGAACACGACCGAGGAGACTGACGCGTTATGTCGTGAACTTTATCCAATTTTAGATAAAATTCAAGACTTGTGTTTGACACGTGGTCTCAAACAAGTGTGTTCAGCGGACCTCAAGGGTGTTCGGATCCAAGACATGAACCCACTGGTCATGATGCGTATTATATGGAATGTCTATGAGCATACCAAAAATTGTAATTTACTTCAAAATTGTCGGGTATCGGGTGGGGATCAGTTTTTCAATACTCTCGTTGAGGCGGTACGTGGATTCCTACCACCTTTTATGAGGAACATGATCACGTTAATTCCAGACTGAAATTATATACAGACACAAGTAGAATGGTAGTACCGGCCGTGACCCATCAGATTTGGTTTCAAGGGTGGTCCAAGTTACCCGCCAAGTACCATGAAGATGTGGAAAAACTTTCAATTTTGAATAAAAATTGGAACCATATGAAATGGGACGAGACATCCCTCAGAACCGAGTGTCGTAAGTTTAGCCCCGAGGCTCTCGCCAAATTTGAAGGGTTCGATAAAATGATACAGAAGATTGACTTTGGACGATACGTAGTACTCTATAACTATGGTGGCGTCTCGGTAGACTGCGACGCTGAATGTGTTCGACCACTCGATGATATTCCCCATCTAGATATGTTCGATCTCATAATTTCGAAAAATCATTTGAATAAAATTGAAAACAAAATAGCATCATATGGTTTTTCAAAAGACCTTATTATGTTTAATAACGCGACGATTTGCTGCTCGAAAGAAAATCCACTCATAGGAAATTTTATTGAATTTTTGATAAAAAATAAATCGTGGAATGAAGACTCGGTACTCGATACACAATTTAAGACGGGTCCACTTATTTTTAGCATATTTTTTAACGAATATATAGGAACGGATTTTTTCATAGCTGATTCCGAGATATTTGAACCATGGGGAGCCGTTACAAAAAGAACGATACTCAATCACAAGTACGACCATTCATGGCTTAATTCTTGGGTTGTTCCATTTATAACTATGTATAAGTTTCTTCGTAATAATCTCTTGTACTTTATCGCGGTCTCTCTCGTGATAGGTTTGTACTGTTTCATTCGTAAAGTACTTATGCTAGCATCTCACGTATGATGATGTTTCGGACCAAGAAAAGAAAGAGGATAAATAAAATGACGAGGCCCCATTTATTTATAAAAAAATTCCAGTCATGCGTTCTGTTCATACCACCACCTATCGTTGATTCTCCCCTCTGTACGGCCAGTGCTTTCTCTACGTGAAAGTTATTTGAAGGATAATATGATATGAAAACATCAAACTGACACTTGAAGAATTTTGGATCAAAATCAGACCACTTCTTGGCACACTTGGAACTTATGAGATAGGCATGTGTGTTCAATGATTGACCAACCATAATATGGTCAGAAAACCTCTTGTAATTAATTCGAACTTCGTCTGTCGCTCCGAGGTTGACATAGTCCCAATCGGGTGGGAGTTCTGCGAGGACATCTTGCAATTTTTCACTAAAATTGGGATCGAGTTTAATGTCATCCTCAAAAACGAGGGCGGTCTCGTACCCATTGTCAATCATGTCGCGCCAAATCCGAATGTGGCTATCAGCGCAGCCCCATTCCGATTTTGTGATGAACAGACCTTCCGGGGCTTCGACTTTCCCGTCCGTCGCCCTGAAAAACTCAACATCGAGACCAGCCTCGTCAAACTCGGCCTGTGCCTGAATACGGCGGTCTAGACTCCGTTCGAGGTTGATGCAGTACGCGTGGTGGTCCATCTCTACGAATAGTCCAGATAAAAAGTTGGACCACACATTCAATAATGTCCAACCTCCTTGTGTTCTACCCACAGGGGAAGTACCTATACATAGAATTTCTCGGAGGAAAATACATAGAAAATCAGCCCAAGAATCCAGTTGAGGTTGCTGAATTTGCATACAAAATTAAGCCCATTATTGCACAGTTGGACGCCTATGTCGAGAAGCACGGACTCAAGGAGATTGTAGAAGTCAACCTCGGTGGTGTTCCGATCGCAAAACTCAACTCGGAGATGGCTCTCCATCTCATGAGTGTTGTGTGTGAAATTCGTCCGGACAAGGGAATTTTGGAGAAGATTAAAATTACAAATGTAAATCCAATGTTCAATATCATCTACAAGGGGGTCAGATCGCGTTTACCTGCCCGCGTCAAGGACATTATTGAGGTGGAGTCAAACTCCAAGTTTTTTTAGGTGCGTTTAATATGACGAAACAGGACGGTCCGCGGTGGCACCCCGATGAACAAGAGTTTTTGTCCAAACTCGAGGCTCAGTGCAACTTGTACCAGCACCATCACAATAAAGACCACCTGTACTACCAAAAACTTGCGACAAAATTTAACATACCTATTCTGATCGTTTCGGCGCTCAACGCCCTGTGTGCCATTGCTCTCAACGACTTTTTGGAACAAAAATACGTCAGTATTCTAAACGCCGTGTTGTCTTCTGGTACGGGTGTTCTTGGATCGATTCAATTATACTTGAAAATTAATGAAAAAATGACCAACTCAATCAGGGCTTCGATCCTCATGAAGCGCTTGGCGCTCAAGATTGCCAAGGAGCTCTCGATTGACATGGATAATCGCGTCACGGACGGACAGGCTTTCATGGCCGATTGTTTCGCCGAGTTCAACACGGCGCTCGAGCAAGGAAACCCGATTGAGAAAAGCCTCGAAAATCATTTGGCGTTTACAAAGATTCCAAAAAGGGAAAAGTTTAGTCTTTTGAACTTGGCGGCAGCGGTTGTCAGTGGGAGCCCGCGTCGTGAATCCCCTGAAGAGCTTAGTTCAAACGAAACTCTCTCGCGTCTCGGGGAGCCTCGCGCCAAAAGGCTTTGGGGTCTCGCTGGAAAAGTTCGAACTGGCGCTCATTCTCTTGACGAAGCGCAAGCGCGTTTTCATCCGAACGGTTCACCGAGCACGACTCCAGAGTCTCTAGAAGAACTGGATGTAGAATCTGGAGCTCGGGGCTCCTGAGTTTCGCCACCTCAAATACAACGTCTAGATCGAGGCCTAGGTCGGTCCTGACCCAGTAGTGTTCACAGGCCTCCTTCGTCTCTGGTATGACGCAAAATCCCTTGACCATATCACACTTTATTCCCTTTTTGTCGAGATATCGCTTCAAAATTGCCACATGGTGCACAACGCCCCCTGAGATGTTGTGCACCTTGAGCCGAAGAGCCATACGCTTGATTTCCGTCTCCATATATTCACTACAAACAGAATCTCTAAGTCCCTTAAAAAAGTCTCGCGTTCTATTACCAATGGACCCAATCCTCGCACCAAGCGCGTCTCGCTTCACAACCTTCCCCATCAAGTATCCGGATCTGTGGGCACTTTACAAAAAGGCTATATCAAGTTTTTGGACGGTTGAGGAGATTGACTTGGCGGGCGACCTCAAGGATTGGGAAAAATTGTCGGCGAATGAAAAACATTTCATCAAGACTGTACTCGCATTCTTCGCCTCTTCAGATGGAATCGTGTTTGAGAACCTGAGCCTCAATTTTATAGAGGATGTTCAGATCCCAGAGGCTCGGTCGTTCTATGCGTACCAGGGGTTCAACGAGAGTATTCACGGTGAGACGTATTCGCTCATGATTGACAAGTTGGTCCAGGATCCTACAGAGAAAAGCGAACTCTTTCGGGCAATCGAGACGGTTCCTGCGGTCAAAGAGAAGGCTGATTGGGCTCAAACATGGATTTCATCTGACGCACCGTTTGCCCAGCGTCTCGTGGCGTTTGCGTGCGTCGAGGGTATATTTTTTAGCGGGTCGTTCTGTGCGATATTCTGGCTCAAAAAGCGGGGACTCATGCCCGGTCTGTCCTTCAGTAACGAACTGATCAGTCGGGACGAGGGGCTCCACCAGGAGTTTGCCGTGACGTTGCATTCACACCTGAAGGAAAAGTGTCCGTCAAATGACATTCGCAAGATTGTGCAGAGCGCCGTTGAGATTGAAAGCCAGTTTATTACGGAGGCTCTGCCGTGCAAACTCATCGGAATGGATGCCGATGAAATGACGCGGTACATTCAGTTTGTGGCTGATCGCCTGATGACTCAATTTGGAGAGGAGCCTGTGTATGGAGTCAAGAACCCTTTCGACTGGATGGAAAACATCTCGTTGGAAGGAAAGACCAATTTCTTTGAGAAACGGGTCGGCGATTATTCAAAGTATATGGTTGCTGAGGGGGACGTGGTCGAGTTTGACGCGGATTTTTAACGGCGGTAGTTGGTCTTCTTCTTCTTCATCATCATCTTGGGGGTGCCGTACCCCGACGACATAGGGGCCATAAACAGCAGGTACAGGGCGACGAGGACGAGAGCACCAATTGCAATGTCCTGGTTGAACTTCATTTATAGTGTCCAGATATTTTTTTCATCGAGACACGAAACGGTTCTCCTGAAAATGCTTGTTGTTCTGGTCATCCTGATCATCTCGCGTCTCAAAGGTCATACCACCGGCCTCGAGGTACCCTGATTTCTTACCAAACACCATGGACAGCAGACGCACGAGGAGAAGAAAGACGATGGCGTGAAGGACAATGCCCTTGAACGTGGCGAGACCCTCTGGACTGGAGATCCAGTTTCCCAACACACCTCGGGTCGTCCTGAAAGCCGCCGGATTAGCGACCACGATAAACGCAAGTAGCACAATCAAAGCACTCATTTATTATGTTGTCACAAATTAAATGAGTGTAGGAGTTAATCTCTTTTTCATTGTTTCACTTGTCGTATTTTTGGTCACAATTGCATATATTATAATCTCGCAACCTCCCGTGGACATCCCAGTTGCCGCCCCCAGTTCTGGAAAGCCAATTCCAGATACAACTTATATAGGTCAGGGAAAATGTCCTGTATCATGCACTTGTTTCCCGAAACAGTACGGTGACGGTTCAGTCACAACCTCGCAGACAGTCTGTGCGTACCTAGACAACGATGAAATGTTCGCGTGTCCTCCGGACTGCTGCACACCTTCTTGTTTTTAGTTGCAAATACCCCCGTAGCAGGTATGGTAGCACTCATCGCCACCTTCACAGTACTCACCGGCCATTTTCGGTCCGTAAAAGTTGGATTTGTGAACGATAAAAAGGCGCATCAAAAAGCCTACGATGGCAATGAACACGAGGGCGTGTAGGAGCAGACCCGCCGTCGTGGGCAGTCCCTCGGAGTTTGCGACCCAGTTTCCCAATCCGCCCCGAACGGTCTTATAGGCGGCGGGGCTGGCGATGGCGACGTAGGCTACGAATGGAATAATGTAGTTCAGGCTCATTTAATATTTGTAAAGAATTTATTGGCAACTGGCACCTTCAATGTCTTCTGGATCAAGGCTGCCCTGTGTGGAACGAGCACCCTGTGAAGACAACTGCTGAGACGTGAAGGAATTTCCGTTCATCTTGGACTGGACGCCGCCAAAGCCCGACATCTTGTTTCCAAATATCAGGCGCCACAAAAAGTGCGCAACGATCACAAACACGAGGGCGTGCAGAAGAAGACCAGCGGTCGTGGGCAGACCGTCAGCTGATGCGACCCAGTTTCCTGCGACGCTGCGTACAGCCTTGAAGGTTGCCGGGTTGGCCACGATGAAGAACACGGCAAAGGGTACGAGCTTCTTCTGAAGGTGCATTGGTACTATTGTCGAAGAAAATTAAACACCTGAAATCCGCTTCTTGGCCAAGTTAATACGTTCGAGAAGATTTGACCGGGTATTTTTTTCTGCGTTCGTGAGACTACGACCATTATAGACCAAATTCACTTTATTTCCAATAGAATTCAAATAATTTTTAGTGTATGGTGTTTGATTACTGTAAGCGTCTATAAATGCCATCAGGTTGGCCATGGCGGCGCGAACGGCCGCTCGTTTCTTGGCGATGTTGTTCGCCTGCGCGACGGTCCGACCCTGATTCAAAGCTTGCTGTTTCGCCGCGTTTCCCGCCGCGATGACCAGTGCGTTTCCGTTTCCTCCTACACTTTCAACAGCATTCGCGGCAATATTCGCAACACGAGTTGGGGATGTGTTAGTTGGTGCTGCAGCCGCAGCCGCTGTCGCAGCCGCCCGAGCTGCGGCGTTGTTCGCTTGGTTAGGTGTCTGACCGTTGGCCAGAGCCTGGGCTTGTGCAGCTGCTGCAGCGGCGTTTGCAGCGGCCTCTGTCCGGTTGGCAGGGGGGACGGCGGCGGCGGTGGCGTTTCCAGCCGCGGCTCCGACACTTGCGGGAGTCGCGTTTACTGGAGCCGTCTGGGTCACGGCATTCACTGCGGCGGCTCCAATTTGGGCTGGCGTCCGACCCTGTTGCGCAGCCTGGACAGCGGCTGCTGCAGCAGCCGCGTTCATCTCTTGATTGGCATTTCCACCCGCCCCATGAACCGCGTTGGCCGTAATAGTTGCTGCGGTACTTGGCGGCGCACTCGGTGGTGTTGCACCCGCTGCATTACCCGCGGCAATCTGAACTGGTAGAGAAGCTCCAGCGTTCCCAGCCCCGGCCGCGGCCGCTCCTTCAATGCGAGGCCGTTTGTTATTGATGTATTTGTGAATGTTCATCATCAACGCTTTATTTATAATTGCAACCTTGTTTGGAGAATTTCGATTTTTGAGGTATGAGTTCACGAACGTTGTAACTCCTTTTGCGAGATTTCCATTATTGACAGGCGCCGGCTGGCGACTAAAGCGCGCACGAAGTCCGTTAAAGGGCCCCATATGTTTTACTGTAGGCTGAGAAAAAAGAGGTGATGTCGTGGCTTAAGGAGGCCAAGCCCTTGTATAGTAGAACACATACAATGGCTCTCCAGATGTTCAGCGCCTTCAACTCGTCCAACGTTTCCTTCAGCGATGTTCGCAAGAATCCCAAGGGTGGCAAGGCGGTCTACCTGAACGCGGTCGGTGGTGGCAAGTTGATTTTTCAGCTGCCTCAGCTCCGCGCGCCATTTGGCCTGAGCGAGTACAAGGACGAGGCGTCTGGTCGCGTGAGTTATACCCTGCCCCTGAGCCTTGACAAGCCTGAGGTTCTCGAGGCGTTCGCCAAGTTGGATGAGCGCGTCCTGGACTACATCACCGAGCACAGTGATGAACTTCTCGGAAAGAAGATGTCCCGCGAGGTTATCGCCGAGGGGATGTACAAGTCGCCCATCAAGCCGAGTTCCAAGGAGGGCTACGCACCAGTCCTAAACTTGAAGGTTGTGACTGACCTCAAGACTGGAAACGTGGCGACGGAGGCTTGGAACGCTCAGCGCGAGCCCGTACCGCTCCAGTCTCTCGAGAAGGGTCAGGCTCTGAGCGCCATCATCGAGATCAATCAGATTTGGCGCACGCCTGCCGGTGTTGGCATCTCGATCCGTGTGCACCAGGTGATGTTCGCGGCGACCAACAAGCTGAAGCCGTGCGCCTTTCTTGCGCCGGCCGACGAGCCCGATTCTGACGACATCGAGTACGAGACCGACCCCGAGGCGTGAGATCCCCCCATTTGAACTTGACTAGAAAAATATGTGTAATAGATATAAATGAGCTGGATCAACTCCAGACAATTTAAAATTTCCAACCGTAATGGTCGTCACTATGTGTTTCGTCGTAACAACGCGGGCAACACAGAGATTAACATCCCCAAAACAATCACAACCAAGGCGGAGGCTGTGCGCTGGCTCAAGGCTCACCCCGAAAAGGTGACCAAGCCAAAGCGCAAAGGAGGCCCGAAGGCGACTGGCTACGTACCAGTCCCTCGGCCACGCAAGGTGGGTGCACCCGCGCCACTCCGCAAGCCTTACACAGGACCCATCAACGAGTTCATGTACAACCCGTACTCGCCTATGAACGTCCGCCCCGGCCCGGCGTATACAAGCCCACAGAAGCCTCGGTTTGGGTACCTGGGCGCCAATGCTGGAAGTCCCCGCGTGAACATGTCCGCGTCAAACTTCAAAAAGTCGCTCACGGAAATGCGACCTATTGGTGCAGGTCGCCAGGGACGTGCGTACCTCGCATCACAGGGGCCCAAGAAATTTGTCCTTAAAATTGTTCCGTACGATACTCTGGCCAAATCACGCAAAGAGTTTCAACCGGCAGATGTCGAGTACGAGAACCACCGGGTCTGCATGAACTTGGCGCCACAGGGTGTCGTCAAGCTGTATTCACACATTCGAGCACTCAATTTTGTTCCTGAAAATAACCTGGCCACCATTCAAAACGCCAAGACGCACCATAACCTCTCGAAACAGAGCGTGATCGTCATGGAGTGGTGCGACGGTGGGACCCTCGAGTCATGGCTCAAGTCGCATAATCCAACAGATTCCGATATGAAGAAGCTCGTGGTTCAAATTTTGACGGCCCTGCGTGACATTCGCAAAAAATACCCGTACTTCCGTCACAACGATCTCCACCTCGATAACATCTTCGTCTCGAGTAAGCGAGGATTTCTCATTGCTGATTTCGGATGGTCGCGACTCAAGGAAAAGGGGACGAACCCTGCGGTCAACACGGCCAACGGAACAACCACAGCCTCTCACTACGGCGTCGGACCGAAAACAAACTCTCGTTACGACCACCACCTGTTCCTTAACCATCTCCGTATATGGTGTTTGAAAAACCCGTCGCGAGTTCCTGAAACGCTCAAGTTTCTGAACGCGGTCGTCCCACCAGGGTACCGAGGTCAGACGGACACGCACGTCTCAGACTGGCGCCTGAAATACGAAGACCCGTGTCCCGGATTGCCAACGATCAATAAGGTCTTGGGTCATCCGTTCCTCAAAGGGCTACTCGCGTCTTCTCCTGAACTCAAGGAAGGGCGCGGCCGTCTCATAAAGACGGGTCGGAAACTGACGCCCGCGCGTAATGCGTCCCCACGCAAGGCGCCAGCCCCGAAACCGAAGCGCCAGTACACGAATGCCGAACTCGTCACCATGAACCGCTTCCGCCTCGCCGCCCTCAGCCCCGCAACGCGACGACGGGCCGTGAACCTTCGCGCCAAGGCCAAGAAGAACGAGGCGCCCAAAAAGAAGCCGAGTCCTCCGAAAGGTGCACCAGTCCCGAAAACTGAAAAGCGGCCAGTGATTCCACGGAACGTGCTCAAGTCATCCAAGTTTGACAAAATGGTCGAACGCATCTGGCGAAACGCGGGAGCAATCGGAAACGCCGAGTACACGAACGAGTGGAACAAGGCACGACGCAAGGCGATTAACATGGTTGAAAATCGCATGATGCGAGGTTTGCCTCCACTCAGCATCAGCCCGCCCAAGGTCCCGAGCCCGCCTAAGCCGCCGAAGCCGCCCAAGGTCCTGAGCCCGCCCAACCACAAATTGAGTCCCAAATCAGGACGGGTAAAGATAAAGGCGCCAAACAGTGGGCGGTACGTGTACGCCAATGGCGGGTCCGTTTCACTCGAGTACTTGAAGAGTCTGGCGAGCCGTCTTCAGGTCAACATCAAAGGACTGCGCAGCAAGACGGCAATTGCGAATAAAATATTCAAGAAGAATAAATGAAGCGTACTCAGATCATTATTGCCATTCTCGTCGTCCTGGTCCTTCTGATGGCGTTCAAGGTTGTATCGTTCGGTGACTCCCTGACGCCTCCCGACAAGGGGAACATCATCGTCTACGGATCCAAGACGTGTCCGTGGTGTGTCAAGCAGGAGAAATACTTGATAGACAACGGTCTTCCTTACACGTTTGTGGATTGTAAACAGGAGGGTTGCCCTGATTTTGTTCAGGGATTTCCTACGCTCCTAGTGGATGATGTGATTAAGGTTGGATACAATGAGGTCTAGCCCCGGAAAGCCGCCACTGCAACGGCGAGCAGGAACGTGTGCCACAGAGAGTCCACTGGCTTGAGGATGGACACGTGCTTGACCAGCGACTGATTCCATAGGAAACGCAGGAGCAGAGTCAGAATAATGACATAAATGGCCAGAATAATCAGGTTGTACAGAGCCTCCTTCTGGGTACGGGATTGCATGAGGTTCAACATCTTTTTATTAGAGGGTGAGAAAAAAAACTCCTTAATAATAAGATGACGGTGCTTTTGAAGAAACGTCGAGGTGCGGGCCCGAATCCGTACGCCCCAAAGTACACATGGGCTCCATGGGGAACAAGTGGGGTCGTTCACGACAACTGCTACGACTATGCGTTCGGATCGTACTCGGCGAAACGAGCGTCCAAAAGCGTTCCTGGAAACCGAAGTGGTATATCTTCAAACGGCCTGAACTTTAGGTCGTGCGCTGGAATTGCAAAGCGTGTCTTGGCTGACAATCCTGGGAACGTGTACCAGATGAAAAACCCTGACGCAAAGCCCAGGCCTGGGTTTTATAAGGTGATGTGTTTCGTTGCTCCCCAAAATGATTTCGGCAACTCGACTGGAGATTTTCACTGGTACAAGGAGATTAGTGCGGTTCGGTACAAAATTCGACCGGGTGACACGGTACTCGGCCTGGCTAAGTTTTTTCGGGTCACACCCCGTGTGATCCTCGCCGCCCTGGCGAAAGGTCGGTACTCAACAAACGCCAATAACGGCCGGGTCGCCGATAAACCAAGTGATTTGCACGTCCTGGGCAAGTACAATGTCATGGCGCTCCAAAAGTCACAACGGGCAACCCGTCAGCAGGACGCCCTCCGAGTTCTGAAACGGTACAATGCCCAATCGAACAACTCGAGGCTGACGCCTGGGAAAGTTATTGATTTTCCTGTAAAATTGTGGAGCCACAAGACGGGTTGGGCTGGTGGGCCACTTATCGTCGACGCGTCGGGGAAAACGATAAGTGATCCGCGGAAGGCGGACCGGTGCTACAAGCCCGGTTTCCACTATACAAAGTTTTGCTCGGCCTATGGAGTCCGTCGGGGGTTTGCCAAGACGGGTACGAATAGTAACCGAAATGGTCCTACAAATTCTCGGGCGCCCGTGGCAAACCGAGTTCTCTGAGAACCTCCTGGAGCGCCTCTTCTGGGCTGATATCAAACCGAATATCAGATACGAAGCGACCATGGGGAGGTACGAGTTCACGAAACTCGAGACCAAACCCTTCAAGGATGTTCGACATGTTTGACGTTTCAAAATCGGTCGTGTGTCGGAACGAATCGCCTGTACGCTCAATGATGAGCCGACACCTATATGTCGGGGCATCAAAGGGCTCGCGACACATGGGACACGTCGGAGTCTCTGGACACATGAGCTTCCATCGGTCAAGACACCGTTTATGAAACTCGTGACCACAATCAAGTTTTCGTGTGGCACTCTGACCCCCCATATTTGCAAGACAGACGGAACATTGTGACCCCCTGTGCTGCCAACACCTTTCTTTGCCCTCTTGTAAAATTGTTTTACAAGGTTCCCCTGAGCGGGTCGGGGCGGAACACCGCCGCACAGGGTCGGTCATTAATGTACTCTTGCATTACTTTCTACCGGGCCCTACGCGCCCGAGCCACTTCAGCCTCGAGTGACCTGATGGCGTCACGGTACTTTTCGCGCATATTCTCTTCTACGTGTTTTCGAAAGACCACGATTGGGTCGTCATCCTGTTCCATGCGGCACGTAGGACACTCGATGGAGGTCTCGAACCAGGTTGTAATACATTTGTTATGAAATACGTGTTTGCATTTTAGTTTTTTGTCTGTACGTTTCGTCACCTCAAGACACACAGCACATGTCTGGGTAAGGTGTGCACGACACTTCCCGTCTTCGACTGCTGGGTGCTTGCACTTTTTCCCGTTCAGTGTTAGGGTGGAGCAATTCATGTTCTAAAATGATCGAAGATATTTCTTTATGAATTTTCTCCACGCTTTTGTTGGCGTTGATCACGTGTACAACACATGGTACAGTTTTCAGCAATTTTTTGTATTCCGTGTCGAGTTCCTTCCAATACTCAAGGGTCACGCCTGAATCGCCCGTTTGGTGACGGGCATGAATATGTTCCCATGCGAGCTCTGGAGTTTTTGAAAGAAAAATATACAAGTCCGGGTACCATGCAAATTCATCGTAAAATACAGAGTACGTTTCATCTTCACCCTTGGTCACAAGGCCCTGTTTCTTGAGAACTTCCCAAAAGACCCACCGGGAACTGAGAAGGGACCGCTCATAGATGACGGTCTTGGACGTTTTGAGTGGTTGAAGTGTTTGAAGAATTTTCATGTGAAAATAGAATGCCCAACGTTTCGGGTCCTTGTAAAATTCCTCGAGAGGCCATTTCTCAATGGGCTCCCTACGAACTCGGTATCCCTCGGCCTCGAGTAGGTTCAATTGGGTCGTCTTTCCAGACCCGATGTTCCCGTCGATGACGACCTTCATAGTTATAACGCGTTGGCAAGTTTTAAGTCATAAAGACTTCTCCGCCTAGAATAAGTAGTATGGCGGCACTTGGTGTACCACCGACACGCCCGGTTGCTTCTCGTAAGGAGCGTCGGGGGAACAAACATTACTGGACCATTCACACACACGAGAATCGAGCTTTTACCGCCAGGGTGAGTGAAAATAGCCAGACAGCCATAGTCGGCTTTACAAATTCAAACGATGCGATTGTTATTGGAAAAATGCTCGAGACACACTATTTAATAAAAAAGGAATGGCCAACCACAACGGATAACCTTCATTTGCCCATGGCAAAAGATGATATGGAATTGATCCATCTGTTTTTCCGTAAATGGGAAACGACCGATTTGGAAGTCACATGTACGAAAAACTTTTTGAGTATGATTGTTATTGAAGACATTGGACCGAGCAAGAAGGGTCTGAATTTTAATGGAAAATTGTATTCATTTGAGGCTCCACACAATTTTTATGTTAATAGGCTCGATGAACTTTACACTATGGAATGAACGCCTCGTGACGCATGACCGCCTTGGCGTACACTGCACACAGGCAAAAGTGAATATGGGGCCAGTCGAGAACATCCATATGATCCAACTTGATTTCGAGCGGGTTTTTGTTGATTTCGGTCATCATATTTTTAGCATTATCGGGACTCAGGGACTCGGCAATCTGACACATATGCGAAAGCCACTCGACGTGCGCCTTGGATTTCACATCGAACGCTTTGATAAACTTGGACGTGTTGGACATCTTTTATTTTTTACAAGTAAATTCTTTATGCCATGCCACCGCCGCACCCAGCGCAGTACCCAGACTTATTGGATTTGAGTATAAGCCACATGGCTATGAGAACGAGCGTATACAGAAGTGCGTCTGACGATTTCATTTACTAATTGAAAAGAAATTAGTCTTCGTCATCCACTGGATCGTCCTCATCGTCCTCATCGTCCGTGTAACCCACCTCCTCGTCCTCATCGTCTTCTTCTGAAGGATCCAGTTCGTCCTCTTCGTCTTCGTCATCGTCGTCCTCTTCTGATGGTACATAATCATCATCAAAATCAACTTTGATAAATCCGTCGTCAAGTACGGCAAATCCAACATTCGCTTCGTCGTCCGTCTTGAGGTACTCGGCAATGGACTCGTCGTCAACCTCATAAGTATCTTCCTCGTAGCGCCAAATTTTATCATCAGATTCGGACAAGTACCTGATGGTGAAAATGACTCCGTTCTCGTCGACAATCTTGGCGAGGAGCGGAATTGGCTTGCGAGATCCAACATCGGTCCAGACGCGCACGAGATCGCCGATGCGCGCCTCCATTCCTTTGTTGTTGTCTGCTCTAAATCTTTTTATCTAAAATTTACGCGATGTACTTGCCGCCGAACTTGACACGGTACATCATCTTGCGCGCACGGGGCTTGCGCACGGGCTTGCCACCAAACAAGGCGGCCAGACCCATGTTCGGGCCTGGGCTGACGAGGTGCTTGCGCGGGCGCCCGACTGGACGCTTGGGCATGTACCCCTCGAGCATCTCACCGATGTATGCGCGGCGCTTGACGTGGTGCACACGCACACCGGCGGCGCGGGGTGCGTACTTGCCACGGGCTGCACCCATGTTCTTGCGAACCTTGCGCACCATCTTGGGGCGGATCGGGCTGGGGACGGTGACGTTCCCGTGGGCGTACTTGACGTTCACGGTCGAACCGGCCGGGTTCTTGTAGTATTTCGCCTTGGGGGCGTACTTGAGACCCTTTTCCGTCTTGACGACGTACTTGCCGCGAGCGGTCTTCATGATGACACGACGCTTGACGTTCATAAAGTTGGTCGACTCCATTTTTTGGTACTATTACAGGAGAAAAAAGTTCGGGCGAGGAAAGACAGAGTCTTTCCTAGCACTTCCACTTGGAGCCGCAGTTCATGCAAGTGACGTAAGTAGTCTGCGAGACGAGTCAGTTGAGAGTTGATGTAAAAAGAAGAGTAATAAACGCACCATAGGCTCGTCCGCGCTCCGGGTCTGCATCTGGTAGTAGGTCGTCTTGATGCTTTTGCACTTGCCGCACTTGAACATCCCCACGTAGTCGTCATCGAGCGTCTTGGCCTTTTCGCGTTCGAGCTCCTTTTTGCGCGACGCGATCATCGCAATCGCGTACGGTCCTTCAGGCCAGAGGACCTCGGCCGAGTACTTGGCGAGCTTCTTGACGTCCAGCTCTTTTGTCTTGAGCCTATAGGCAAGCTGATTCACGAGGTCGAGCTTGACGCGGACCGTGTCGCCCTCGACCGCCATGTTCAAGGCGACTGCGTGGTTGGGCCGGCGGAGCTCAGCCGTCAAACAACTCACCTTTGATTTGTACATTTTGCGGAACCTCGGGTTTTCCCAAGACGGGTCTTGGTCGTTTTTGCGGGCCGTTTGGACCGCCCAGTTGAGCGTGCTAATTTCTGCATTTCGGGAAATGGCGCCGGTGCCGATCAGGGACGCGAACACTTGCCGGGTGTACTCGCGCAGAGGGTGGTTCATGTTTGCTTAACGAGTCGTACACTTTATGTTCTTGTCAGTGACATGACACGTTTTTTAAAGACCTTGAACGTGAATATCACATGTACCCAAAGGTCGCATGTACAGCGCACCGCCGAAGCCTGACATATAACACGTGTCATCGATGTGCCGAACGCAATTTACTCCGTGAATTAACGCTCGAGGCAGGCCGACAGGGTGTCCACCCAGCTTGTCTCGCGCGTTGGATACATAGGAAGTATGGGGACCTTATTATTGTCAGGACTCTTGGTGACGGTAGTTTCGGCACGTCCCTCCCGTGTGTGGTCTGCAGGAAACAGCTCGACAGGCTCGCAGTACAGTGGAGGGCCCATATAGGAACGAAATGGGTCCGAAGTACAGACCTTGACGTTCCAGACTCCAGACCGACCAATAAACAGAGAAACTGCTGGAAATAATATTGGTCCTAAAATAATGAAGTTCGTTGAGTCTCTGGGAAGTATTATTATCGGTCTCGCTATTGCAATGTTCATTCTGCGCATGCCCAAGGTGTCGACTTATGGCCCTATTCAGCTTGACCCAGCACCAGTCGATTACGACGACTCGAACCTCGCACTTATCGGCGCGGGCCTGGCGACTCAGGCGCCCACGAAGAGTGTCATGGACGCCGCGGGTCCAGACCCGTCTGTGGTTCTCATGAATAAATCACCTACGACTCCCCTGTCTCCATCGCCTTTGCGCGCGCCAACGAATATGTCCAAAACAACTTCGGAGACCACCGTGAACTCCCAGATGAAGATGGCTCCCATGCCTCGGACGGCGCCTCAGCCTATGCCGCCCCTGACCGTGATGCCTCAGCCTATGCCGCCCCTGACCGTGATGCCTCAGCCTATGCCGCCCCTGACCGTGATGCCTCAGCCTATGCCGCCCCTGACCGTGATGCCTCAGCCTATGCCGCCGCAACCATCTACAGGCGCTCCTCCTATGATGATGATGCCCCCGCCCGCATCCACTGGTGTTCGTACGATGATGCCCCCGCCTGCATCTACAGGCTTTCCGTCTGTCGCGCCACAGAATCTTCCTTCCCCCTCCTCTTAATTCCAAGTGAATTTTCAAGTTTGGAAGTTGATCGAACAAGAGGTTTATTTCTCTTGAGTCGGAGAGTTTCAGTCTCGACCGATGATGTTTTAATATCTTGAAGGTGAGTTCCCCCTCGTGCAAGTGGCGAAACTCCATGTACTGTCTCTGAGCGTCCCATGGTGCTCATAGATGTTGCAAAATACAACTTTTCAAATGGATAATGAATTCTGGGAGGTTCGACAAAACCTCCAAACGAACGAAACTGTTCTATAGTCATGGTTCCTCCAAAACAAGCGAGGGCCTCCCTTTTCGGTGCTGGCCAACACGGGACGGACTTTCCATACGTGTGTTTACGCATGAGAGCCAAAAGAGATTGTATCTCACCAGACTTTGCGGTCCGCATGTCAAGAGCATATGCTTTAGAACACGCCCAGGAGCAAAAGTTTCCTATAGTTCCAAAAATTTTACGCTTATCATCATATTTTATAGGCAAGTGAATACACGGATGTTGGGGCAAGTCATGGACGCACCACCAGCAAATTAGGGAGTCCCGGATGGACTCGTCTCCTTCAATCATTAAACTTAAAAACGTAGGAATCTTTAATAATAGATGCTTTTATCAATTGATTGTGGAATTAAGAATCTTGCAATGTGTCTCATTGATCCTTCGACAAAAAAGATTCATCAATGGGACGTCTCGGGCGTTCCCCCGAAGCATGCAGACGGTATATTTCCATGTATGGTTCGCCATCTGAACGCCAAGTCGTGGATTCTCGAGGCCAAGACGGTTCTTATTGAGAAACAACCAGACCGGAACCGTGGTATGAAAGGTATTGAAAATCTTTTGCACACGTACTTTTTGGTCAAAGAAAAGGAGGTTGTGATTTGGGACGCGCGTCACAAGATTCCAGATCATGCGGGTGCAGGAAAAGCCATGTACGCCAAGCGCAAGAAGGCGTCGATTGAACGGGCACGTGCGTTCATAGCGGGCACTGGCCCAAACGAAAATTGGGTCAAGTTTTTTGACGACCACAAAAAGAAGGATGATTTGGCGGATACGGTCATGCAGGCTCTTTCTTTTATTGAAAAGCGGCCCCCTGACGAGTTGCCCCCAAAAGAAAAGAAGGTTTCTCCTCGAAAACCTACGGAGAATCAAAAGAACACAAAGTACTCGAAATCGAATCTCGCTTGGCTGGTCAAGACAGGGGCCAAGCAGGATGCGCGTTTTAAAAAGGACCTCGCGCGTTATTATTCTTCAATTGATGAATTAAAAATTGAATTTGGATTATAGTCTACATGTAAAGGCTGAATCCCGGAGGTGGCGTCTTGAGAGGCATGGGCATCGGTGGGGGAGGCATGGGCATCGGTG